CCCAAGTGGTCTCGCCGGAGACGATCTCGGCCAGGAGCTGCTCTAGACAGTCGCGGACGGTCCAGTCTTGAGAATCCCTGGAGCGCATCGCCTTGCCGGCGCCGAAGTTCACAGGCTTCACCGCTCGGCCTGCCTTCGCTGCAAGTGCTGGTGCCCGAGCTTTTCTCGAACGATCTTCGCCCTCTCGCCCTCCGGAACTCCTTGGACCGCCAGCGATGCGTGCGCCAGGCTTCTCGCCGCCAGTTCATGGGTATCGCGCTCGCTGCCCGGCTCAATCGGCGCGAAGTACGACCAAGCGCTCCGACGGTCTGCGTCGGCACAGGCTCGCAGGCAGTCCTTGCAGCCGACGACGTACTCCCCGCGCTCGTCTACTCGGGCCGTCAGGGCATAGCTCCCGCACTCCGGGCAGCAGCCCTCCTGGTCCAACGGGGAGAACGGGGCGCGCGGTAGATTGAGGTCGAGCTTCATCGCGGCTCCTGGGCTATGGGCAAATACCGTTCCGACGGAGGGCCGCCTCAAGCGCAGCGATCCGCCTCCTGAGCCCTTGTCTTTCGGCGAGCGAATCTAGCCCAAGCCACAGAGCGGCCACCGCAACCACGAACGCCACCGTGGCCATCAACATGATCCGGGCGGCTCCGGTTCGGGGGCCTGGTCCTCATTGCTCGGCAACTCCGCGAGCAGCAACCGAGCGACCGCCGCGCACCCGGAGCCCCCGGAGACGAGGTTGGTCCACCCCTCAACCGTGATCCGGTGCCGAGTGAGAATAGGTCCGACGCGGCACTCCTGCTCGACGGTTACCTTCGCTGTGTTTTTCATCGTGTCCTCTCCTTGGTTTCAGGACGGCTCTTGTTCCACGGTCCCGACGACCAGGACAACCCAGGACCCCTTCGGGGTCTTGAGCTTGCAACCTTTGAGAACATCGCCGACCACGATCTCCCCCGTCGTGGCCCGCCCGAAGCTCGCCACGTCAGAAGACGGGTCTTCGCCTTCCAGGTAGCGCAACAGATCCTCGACTTTCATCTCGCCCTCTCCTTCGCCGGATCGGATTGCGGCGGGTCGACCTCGAGATCTACCGTGTAGGTCGCGCCGCAGTTGTGGCACGGCACCCCGCTCCAGCTGGCGGTGGTCGCGCCGTGCACGGGCGCCGTGCCGACAAATACAACCTTGGCGCCGCAGCCCGGGCACTGGAACGACCCTGATACCGGAACGTCGCCGCCGCCAGGACTAGTCAGCTCGGCCCGGAACCCGCCGCCTTCTGGATCTGGGGATTCCAGGAAGAGCGGTTCTTTGACGAACCTCATTACCTGAACGATCATCCTCATCAGTACCCCTCGGCTCTCGACCGCATGATCTCTACATCCATGATGTCCGTTAGATCAGCAGCCCTTAGATCAACAGCGAAAGAAGTCCCGTCTTTCCGTCCAAATACGATATGGAGGGACTCTTCCATATCTACAACATCTAGCTTGTAGGTGGCCGAGACGTCGCCTTCTTGGTCGCGCAGGTTGGCTACGGCCTTGACCTTACCGCTGGAGATTAGATGCGTCAGTAGGGACAACGCTGAGACCGCTGCGAAGGATTCCGTTTCGGGCTCGTGTTCTAGCTTCTGTAGCACTTGGTCAAACCACGAGCACCACTTCTCCGCCCACTCGTCAGACCATGAGTCGTCGACCGGGTTGGGCATGTCGCCGTGCAGGCGAGAGGATTCTATCGCATTAAGGATTCTTTCGACATCTCTTTTCACCGTGCCCTCTCCTTCGCCCTCTCGGGGGCCGGACCCTTCCGCTCAGCGTCGAACCATGTGAATACACACCCACAGTCGCAAACCAGGATTTCACCGGAAATCTCTTGGGGGATTCGCATCGCGGCCAATTCCTCGGCCGCGGGTGAGTGTGCCTTAGAAGACAGACTGCAATCCCGCGTGTGACAGCCGCAGTTGGGGCACAAGTAGTGAAAATCTACCCCCTTCACCGTGCCCTCTCCTTCGCCCTCTCGATCGCCGCCACCGCATCCTCCCGCCTGATCCGGTACTCCCGGAGCGGCCGGGTGGCCGGCACCTCGCCGACCTCGATCAGCGCGTAGACGGTCCGCTTGCCGACGCCGAGCGTGCGGGCGAGCTGGCCGGCGGTCACGAACTCTACGCCTTCGGGCAACGCGGTCACTCTGTGATTCTAGACGCGTTCGGCCCGTTCGGCGAGTTTACCGCATTTGTGCATCCCGGGGTTTTCCTCTCCGCCCTGCCGCGCTACAACCCCGGCAGGGGATGAACATCAACGCTCAATCTTGCGGGTCAGGGTCGCGCGGGGTGGTCTCCATCCCTCGGCTGCCTTTCTCGCCCGCCGAGCTGGGGAGAGACCGCGCGCCCCGCCGGCCCCGCAGGTAGGCCATGGCCAAGATTGCTGACGAGCTGATCGCCGAGGTCACGAAGCAGTATCTCGACTTCCGGGGCGGTCGCGTTGCCGCCACCTTCCTCGACGTCGCCAACTCCCTCGCCCCCGTCAAAGAGGGCGCACTCAAGGCCGGGATCCAGGCGTTCAGCGGCTCTCCGCCAGAGGCGTTCGACACGCCCGCAGAGGCGCCCGCTCGAGACACCCGCGCCGGCACTCCAGCCCCCGCGGCGGTGAAGGCCGAGGCGCTCAAGCTGTCGCGCAAGGCTGGCTTGAGCGAGACCTACGGCTTCGCCTCTGCCGCCAGCTACAGCTCATTCCAGGCCGAGGGCACGGCGACGATCACGGCGCGACCCTACTGGCAGGCGGCGCTCGCAGCGGCCGGGACGGTGACGGCAGGACCCTCAGCACCGGTGGGCGGCGGGCGGCAGCGCGACTCGCGCGGGAGGTTCCTGTGAGCCTCTACCACGAGGCCGTGCTCGACCTCCGCGCGCTGGCTACGGCGGTGATCCCACTGCCGGCCGACCGCATCGATTGGTCGGCGTTCGGCGCCGTCGGCATCGACAAGCCAGGGCCCTCGATCCTCAATCCGGCGGACGGCGTGTGGGCGCGCGTGGCGTTGGCGGGTGAGGCGCCGAGCGGCGAGGGCGGGTGGAGCTGGGCCGAGAAGATCGGGACGATGGTGATCGAGCTGCGCTCGGAATCGCCGGCCGACCAGGACCTCAGCGGGCTGGCCGTCATGGCCGGCGAGATCGAGAACGATCTGAAGCGCGCCGAGGTCGGAACCATCGGATTCGAGTCGGCGTGGACCGTCGCTGTCGACACCCAGCAGTCCCGCCAGCAGCTCAACGTCCTCGCCATCTACCGCCGCATCGAGTACGACGCGGAGACCAACACCAGGGAGCCGCTGGCAGTGAACTACACCATCCCCGGCCACAGCTTCACGTCGATGCAACTGGTCCGACCAACCGGAGCCGGAACCTTCGCGTTGGCGCTGGCAGACGATCTAGCCAACGTCGCCCAGGCGCTGATCGTTTCGGTAGTCGGCGACCGCGTCTCCATGCGCCACCGCGGGCCGGTGCGCATCACCCACGGGCTCGGCGCTGGCGGCGACGTCTACACGTCGCAGGCGGTAGCCGGAGCGCCGACCGTCACCACCCCCGTAGCCGGCGTCGCGCAGCGCATCGGAACCATCGTCTCGACCACCGAGCTACTGCTCACGTTCGATCCACCCGAAGTCCAGTAGGAGACCGAAATGCCCGAGATCGTTCTGTTCAACGGCCACCCCGGGGCGCTCCGCCTCGAGTGTGACCTCCCCGAGCTGAGGCGCATCGACGCGCTGATCGTTCGGGGCGACAAGAAAGGACCGCACACCCGCTCCGAGGTGGCGGAGGCCCAGCACCTCGCCAAGCACCCCGCATGGCTCAAGGACGCCGAGCGCGCTGCCAAGCCCGCGGCTGCGGAGCCGGCGAAGCCCGCCAAGAAGGCGGAGAAAGAGGGTAACCGCTGATGCGCGCCGAGCACACCACCATCGGGGTCGCGACCGAGTCCTCATACGGAACGTGGCCGACCGCCGACAAGCAGCTCCTGCTGGTCAAGGACGCCACCCCGACGTACGACCGCAACTATCAGGCGCCGGCGTTCTGGTCCGGCGACGCCAACTCCTACCCGAGCGAGTTCCTCGACGAAGGCGGAAATCTGTCCCTGCCATCCGACCTGGTCTATGAGAACTACCTCCCCCTCTACGAGTCGCTGATGGGCGCCTCTCGCGGTGCTGCGAAGTCGGAGGTCGACGTCGACATCGACGCCACCTCCGGCGTGCTCACCACAGCGGGAGCGGCAGACTTCTCTGGGTTCCAGGTCGGGGACATGCTGTTTCTCGACGGCGCCGGCATCGCGCCGAACGTCGCCGAGTGGTACGGCCCGGTGCTGACGAAGAGCGCTACCGCCCTGACGCTGGCGACCGGCACGGCACAGCTCGCCGACTTCGCGGCCGGCGGTCAGGTGCGCATCCGCTCGCGCCGCCTGATCCCCGGCAACACCGACATCTCGCTCGCCTGGGAGATGCAGCTCCTGCGGCTTACCAACCGATTCATCATTGGCGAGGGCTACGGCGTCGGACAGATGGAGTGGAACCTGCAGAAGGGAAATTTCCTGGGTGAGGTGGCCACCCTCATGGGGCAGGAGTTCAGCCCCGCCGCCGCGACCGCTGCAACCGGCACGATCGCCGCTAAGACCACCGACCCGATGCGTCCCGCTCAGGGCGGCGTCGGCCGGATCTACCTCGCAGACGGAACCGTCGCCATCGGCGCCCCGCTGGCGGCGACCATCGTGGTGAGCGAGTACACCCAGCGGTGGACACACAACCAAGAGGGCATCAAAGGTCTCCCCACCGACGGCCCGCAAGCGCTGGACCGCGGCAACTGGGACGGCTCTCAGTTCACCGCCCGGGTGCGCCTCGACGACACCGCCTGGGCGCTCCTGGTGAACCCAGTCAAAAACAACACCACCATGCAGGCGGGCATCTCGGTCAAGGACAAGCAGGGGAATCGAATGTTCTTCTTCCACCCCGCTTGCCGGCCGCAGGGAGACATCGAGTTCGGCACCCGCGGAACGACCGTCTTCCATCCCCTGACGTTCCCGATCCACGACCCGGTCAAGGACGGTACGTCCATCTACAACGCAGCCGGCTTCGGTTACCAGCATGCGATGTTCTTCGTGCCGGTCGAGGCGCTGCCGTAGGGAGGTCTGATGAGCAACGAAACCAACGGCGCCGCACGGGCTGTCGAAGACGAGTCCGCGGGCGCCACCATCTCAGTCAACCTGCCGAAGGGTGCGGATGCCAGGGAAGCAGCGCGCCGGGCAGTGAAGGCCGGTGCCGCGCTGGTCCTCGAGAAGGACATCCCCGTTCCCGCCAACGTCGCCGAGCTGTTCCGCATGGAAGAGGAGGGATGGCCGTCGGTGCTGGCCTTCCCCTCCCCCGCTGGACCTGTGGCGTTTCGTCTCCTCATCAGCAACAGCCTGGAAGTCCGGGAGGCGATGCAGAAGGCCGCCGAGCAGCACAGCCGCGACTACACCGCCTGGTACGAGCTGCTGAAAGAGAAGCAAAAGCAGATCAACGACGCGAAGGCCGAGTACGACGCCAGCGAGGACAAGGACGAATCGAACGCACGCACGAAGGCCCTGCTCGAGGAGTCTGTCGAGCTGCTGAAGGACGGACAGCGCATCGCCGAAGGCGACTACGGCCGCGTGTTCGATACCGGCGTCATCACCGGCTGGAAAGAGGAAGAGATCGGCCTACCCTTCAGCCGCGAGAACTTCGTCTCCCTCGCCACCCGCTCCGGCGGTGCCCTGGTGCAGGGTGTCCGCGCCCGCTTCAGACAGCTCGTGCAGCCCAGGTTGGAGGTCCTGGACAGCGAGGGGGAAGCCTCATCGCCCGAGCAGGATGGTACGGCCAGCTCGGGCGGCTGAAGGAAAGCGACCTGGAGACGGAGTACGAGCTATTCCTAGAGGGGGCAACCGATACCCTTTACGGACGGGAGCCTAGCCCACGGCCGATCCTCTCGTTTCTGGAGGATGAGTTCTGGGATGTTGACCGCGACGTCAACGGCGGACTCTCTCGCATGTGCATCGATCACGCCCTGGCTCAGCGTGCCGAGCGTTGGCCGGAGTTGGGTCACCCCGCGGCCATGAGGATTTGCCGCAGCATCCTCCGGCAGATGAACATCAAGTACAGGGAAGAGAAGCGGGCCGATGTCGCAGCTGATCGTTGAAGTCAACGACAAGGACTCCATCAAGCGGGTCGTTGCCGCGCTCAAGGGGCTCGGCGTCACCGGCGATCAGGTCAAGGCCAAGGTCGGCGGCGTCGGCAAGCCTCTGTCCGACCTTGAGCGGACCGGTGTCCCCGCTGTTGACGGTCTGATCGGAAAGTTCAAGGGCCTCGGTCCGGCAGCGATTGCTGCGGCGGTTGCGATCGGTGGCGTCGTCCTCGGCATCAAGCTATTCACCGCGGCCGTCTCCGCCGCCAAGCGCGTGCTCGATGAGGGAGTGCGGGCGTGGGCTCCCTACGAGCAGGGCCTGCGCAACGTCGGCGCCGTCTCTGGCGCAACGCGATCCGAGATCGATCAGCTTTCGGATGCTGCCCTAGCCCTTGCCTCAGCGACTCGGTTCTCCCCGTCGCAGGTGACGGAGGGCCTGTACGCGCTGGCGAGCGCGGGGCAGCAAACGCACGAGCAGCTTGCCAGTCTCCCCGCGGTCCTCAACTTCGCCGAGGCCGCGCAAGCCGACCTCGGCTTGTCGACGGAACTGGTGACCTCAGCGCTCGCCAACTTCGATCTAGGTGCTTCCGAAAGCGCCCGCATCGCCGACGTTTACACCGCAGCGATCGGTAGCTCGGCGCTGAACGCCCAGCGGCTCAAGATCGCGATGTCTCAGGCCGGACCGGCTGGCGCCGCACTGGGTCAGTCGCTTGAGAGCACGACGGCGGCCGTAGCGATCCTCACCACGTCCCTCGGCAACGGCGAGAAGGCCGGCACCGGCTTCCGCGGCATGGCGCTGGCCCTGATCGACAAGGCGGAGGAACTGGGGGTCGCCGCGGTCGATTCCGCAGGCAACTTCCGCCCGCTGGTGGACATCATCCGCGACGTCGAGGCCGCCGGCATCCCGACGACCAAGCTCCTCAGCATCATGGGTGCCGAGGCTGGGCCGGCGCTCGCCATTCTGGTGAGGCAGGGCGCCGACGCGCTGGAGACCATGACCGAGCGGATCCAGTCCACCGGTCAGGCCGCGAAGGTGGCCGGCGAGCAGCTCGACACCCTTCAGGGCGACCTGGACATCCTCGCCAGCAAGCAAGAGGAGTTCTGGGTTCTGCTCGGGCAGTCGACCACCGAAGGGTCTCGCATCATCACCCAGGCGCAGACGGAGTTCTGGCAGGCTCTGGTCGATACGATCAATGACGGCAGCGGAGATATCGGCGCTGCTTATGTCGAGATGGCGCGGCTGATCGAGGACGCCATCGGCGTTGCCGTTAAGGCCACGAAGACCCTGGGTCCAGTGTTGGTTGATCAGACCTACTCGATCCGCGGCGCACTGGAAGAGCTGAAGTCCGAGGCCCAGGTATTGAAGGTCGCGGCGATCGCCCTGTCCACTCCGCTAATCATGTGGAGCGATATATTCAAGGCGCTGTTCCCCTCTATCAATCAGTCGGCTGTTGCCTTGACTGGCCTGGCCACTGTGATCCGCATGTTTCCCGGCGGTGACTTTATCGTCAACTCCGGAATACGTGCGGCAGCCCTAAAGCTAGAAGCCCAAGCCGCGGCCGAAGCCAAGGAGGCGGCGGCCAAGCTGGATCAGGAGTACAGCGATCTGTCCGCGATCGACCTCGGCGACCCGGCGTCGATCGAAAGGATCAACAAGGCGCTGGCCGAGGCTGCTAAGCGAGCGGCAGCCGAGAAGAAGGAGGTCGAAGATCTACAGCGCGCCGCCGAGTCCCTGGAAAAGCATCGCGAGGAGGCTGCGGCTGCCCACAAGCTGCGAGTAGCCGAGGAGCTGCGCGACAGCAAGTCGAGGCGCGAGGAGCTGGAAAAGGTAATCGAGCAGCTGGAGCTGGAGCTGAATCTCCGGCGTGCCCTGATAGAAATGGGCGGGTTCCAGGACCTTACGAAGATTGCTCCAGAGTTCGACCCGTTTGCTATCCCAGAGCACGAGCCGTGGGTTCCCGATGAACTGATCACGGAGGGAGAGGAGATCCAGCGGGAAGCAGCGCGGGTTGCTGTCGAGTTCGAGTTCCTTCTCGCCCGCGCCTTCGATGATATGTCCGTGGGCGATCTGGCGGGTTCCTTTGCCAGTCTCGGCGAAGCCATCGGCGTCAAGATGGGCGGGGGTTTGAATGAAGCGTTGGAGGCTGCGCTATCCGCCCTGGGGTCGATGATTGGCAGTGTTTTTGACAGTCTGATCAACGACACGGAGATCTCAGCAGAGAGTTGGATCGGCTCCATGGGCACTATCATTGGTTCCATCTGGGGGCCTTATGGTGCGGCGATAGGCGGTGCCCTGGGTGGCGCTCTCGGCGGGTGGATCGACTCTGGCAGCGCGGATGCCGTCACCGGGCAGACAGAGTTCCAGGTCGGAGGAACGCAGCTCGGAATCAATGCTCTAGAGGGCAGCGTCAAAGCGATCAATGAGGCGTTCGCCCGGATCGAGGAGCTGGTCTCCGGGACGATCGAGAGCACCGAAAAGATCGAGATCAAGACCCGCGCAAACGGCGAGGTCTGGCTGCGCATCGGCGAGATCATGAACGTCCAGGTCGACAGCGTGGCGGAAGCGCTCGACCTGGCGACGACGTGGCTGCTCAAGACCGCAGAGTTCAGCGGCGTTCCCGAGCAGGTGCTTCAAGCGCTGGCGCATACGTCGGCCACCACCATCGAAGAGCTGACCCGCGATCTTGCCTTGGCAATGGATATCGCCCGGCTCGACATGGGGCCGGTGCGCGCCTTCTTCATGGATCTGTTCGATAAGGTTAGTCGTGAGATCGAGCGAGCCATCGAGTTGGGGATCGACCCCGACCCCCTGATCAAGAAAGCCGGCGATGATCTGTTGGAGGCGCTGCGCAACGCGACCACGCCGGAGGAACACCAGCAGCTCGCCGAGGAAATCGCCAACCAGCGCGCCCAGCTCGAGGCGGCGCTGTCTGCGGCTCAGGCCGAGCTGGTGCGGGTGCAGGGGCTGATCCAGCGCTACCTGGAGGGTACGACCCGCCTGCCCCAGGCCGTGATCGACAACTTGATGCGGCAGGCGCAGGACATCGCCGCGCAGATCGCCGGGATCGAGGCGCAGCTCGGCCTGCTGCCGACCGACATCCCGGCCTTCAGCGGGGGTGGAGGCGGTGGCCGTCGTGGTCGCCGCGAGCAGCAGGAGCGCACTAGAGAGGGTCTGCGCGACCAGGTCGAAGGGCTGGAGCGCGGCGTGCTCGACCCGTTCGCACAGGAGCTGCTCTCCCTCGGCGACATCATCCCGGACCTGACGGCCGAGCTGAACGACGGAAAGCTGTCGGCCGCCGAGTACGCCGACCTTCTCGCCCGCGCCACCGCCGCCGTCGACGCCATGGGTCAGGCGCTGGTCGACGACCTGATCGACCGCATCGATGCTCTGGCGCCGTCGGCCGGGGCGCTGACTGACTCGCTGGCCTCGATCGATGACCAGGTCGCTGCCCTCGCCGCCGAACTGGCGATGCTGGGCGAGGCCGGGCTGATGAGCGCGGACGCCATTGCCGAGGCGAGCGCGACGCTGGAGGCAAACGCAGAGGCCGCCCGCTTCGCACAAGTCGAGCAGCGCGCGCAGGACGTCCTGTTGCAAGCCCTGACCTTCCTCGGCCGGGAGGAGGAGGTCGCCCGGCTCCGCTTCCAAATCGACCAGGCGGGCCTGCTGGTCGCCATCGCCGAGCTGGAGCTGGCGCAGGAGAAGTACGGGCTGGAGCTGGCGATCTTCGACCAGCTCGGCGGGCTCGCGGCGGAGATCGCGGCGCTGGAGTTCGATCCAAACCTGCTGAGCCAGCCATCGCCGTCCCCGCCGCCGGCCTTCAACCGTCTCGACTCCGCCGCCAGCGATGCCGCGCGGGCACTGGAAGAGATGGAGCGCCGCCTCGAGCGGGCCAACGAGTCGCTGCGCGACCTGGTGGACGACCTGTCCCTCGGAGAGGTGGGCGCCGCGGTCTCCCCGCAGCAGGCCCTAGCATTTGCCGAGGCGCGCTATCGCGACACGCTGGCCCGGGCTCAGGCCGGAGACATCGAAGCCCGGGAAGCGCTGTCGGGGGTGGCCCGCGACTTCCTTGACGTCCTGGGCGACTACTCGCCTGAGCTACTGGCCCTGGAATCGCCGCGCATCCTCGCCGAGATCCAGCGACTTCTCGGGCTCGGCAGCGCACCGCCCTCGGCCTTGGCGCCCAGCCGCGTGCTCGACGGTGGCAACCGCTTCGGCGGTGGGCCGGCGGCCGGGGCGGCCGCGACGGCACCAGTGATCGCCGGCCAGCAGCCGGCGGCCGGCCTGGTGGACCTCGGCATCGTCGCCTCGGCTCAGCTCCACACCCAGCGCGCCATCAAGACCAGCATCGACAACCTCGCCGAACAGCAGCGCCGCGCGATCGACCAGAACGCCCGCTTCCTCGCCGAGGCACATGCCGAGTACGGAGCCAGAGCATCATGATCGGCGCCGGCATCGCCGAGGTCCCCTACGCCGGCGGGGCGGGAGACCTCGATCCGTTCTCGGTCGCCGATCCGCTCCCGGGGCTACTGCAGGATCCATCCGTTCCGCGTATCTACCTGTTCCGTTCGGGCGCTTCGGCGGTCGACGTCGATCCGCTCGACGTCGCAAGCGAGTCGGTGTTCACCGACGGCAAGCAATTCGAGTCGGCGCTGCCGTCGCCCTACTCGTTCGGCGTGGCGTTGCAGGCGCCGGAGTTCGCAGGACTGGCCCGCACCAGGCCCTCGAACGTTGTAGTCAAGAACCCCGGCGGTCAGTACGACGCTCATGCCGGGATCGAATGGCTGGGCGCTTCCGCCGAGATCTACCTCGGACCGCGGGGAGCGCGTCAACAGCAAGACTTCGCCCGCTTCACCCGCATCCTGAACGGGGTGAGCAAGGAAGTCGTTTTCGACCCCGACACCATCACCGTCATCCTGCGCGATCAGGCGTTCGCCATGGAGCAGCGGTTCGCCGAAGAGCTGTTCATGGGGACGGGGGCGTGCCTGCGCTTCGATGCCAGCGGCGATTGGGTGGACTACGGCGACGCCCTGGACAAGGGGTCCGGCGACTCGTTCACCGCGGAGATCCTGGTGCGGATGACGAGCACCGGGGGCTTCAAGGCGCTGATGGGTAAGCGATCCGGAGGTTCGCCAAACGCAGGCTGGCTGTGCTTCACCGATACCGCTAACTCGATCCGCTTCCAGGTCTCGGACGGGGTGAACGGCGTCAGTACCGAATTCTCGGACGCCGACCTTTGGAACGGCAAGTGGCATCGTGTCACGATGGTGGTCGACCGCTCCCTGCAGGTAATACGGGCCTACGCCGACGGTGAACTCCGTGCGACCTCTACCTCCATCGCGGGCGTCGGCTCGCTCGCCAACGCCGTGCCGTTGCGGGTGGGCGCGCGGGGCGACGACTTGACCGTAATGGACGGAGACCTCGACGACTTCCGAATGTGGGGAGCCGTTCGCGGGCAGATCGCCATCGCAGACGACGCCTTCGGCGAGCTTGAGGGTTCGGAGGGTGGTCTCGACCTCTACAGCAAGTACAACGAGGGCTCCGGGGGCTCAGCGCTCGATTCCAGCGGCAACGGGCTCACCGGCACGATCACCGGCGCGACGTGGATCGGATCGCTTGAGGGCGATGCCGCAACCGCCGGGCGAGTGAAGCCGGACGCCTACGGACTGCGTCGACAGGTCGGCCCTGTCCTGGTCGATCCGCAGCGCGGCATCTGGCAGGTCCACACCCGGTCCTGCGAGGCGATCGACGCCACTAGAGTCAACGGTGACGACTTCACCTTGGGCGCCGACGTCGCCGATATCTTCTCGGCGGTTCCCTCGGCCGGCACGTACAACGTAGCGCGGACCGCGGTCGGCACCTACATCCGCATGAACGTCAGCGGAACCGAGCACGAGGGGCGGATCACCTGCGACGTTCGCGGCGACAACTCAGGCACCTTGGGCTATCAGGACACGGTGTCCGGCATCGGGCGCAAGATTCTGACCGAGCGGTGCGGTTTCGACGGGCTCGACGATCTGGTGCTGACGACCTTCAACGCGCTCGAGGCGGCGCAGCCGGCGGTGGTCGGCTACTACTTCGATGAGGAAGCAAGCCGCGCCGAGATCCTGCATAGAGTCATGGCGGGCGCGATGTGCTGGGCGGTGATGAACCGCGCCTCCGCTTGGGAGGTGGGACGCATCGGCGATCCCGACGGTCTGACTCCGACGGTTACGTTCGACGTCGACAGCGACGCCGTCGAGACACTGCCGTCGACGCCGATCTCCGTGCTGCCTAGAGAGGTGCGGGTCTCGCACCGCCCCTACCACCAGACGCTCGATCCTGAACAGGTGGCAACCGGCGTCGACGCCGCAGTGCGTGACGACTTCGGCAAGGACGTCCGGTGGGGATCGCGCCGGGCCTCCAACTTCTTCGACCTCCCGGACGACGCCGCCGTTCTGGAGATCCACTCCGCATTCGATACCAAGGCCGACGCCCGCGCTGAGGCGCAGCGCATTCTGGACTGGCTGGCTCTCAAGCCCCGCCTCTACCCTCTGAGGCTCAAGCAAGGGGCTCTGGCGCACTACGTCGGCACGCTGGCCAGCCTGGTCTGGAGCCGGTACGGCCTATCGTCCGGCAAGTCCTGCTGGGTGGTAGCCGTGGATGAAACCGGCGGGACGAACGCCGAGGCCGACACCGTCGAGGTAACGCTCTGTGGCTAACTCCTTCGTTCTCTCGCCCCGCGGCAGCGACCCCGCCACCATCTCGGCGAGCGACAACGCCGCCGGGACCTCCGCGACCAATCTACTGCTACCGCGGCCGTCGCAGCTTTGGCAAAGCCAGGTGGACAACCCGGCGGTGCTGGTCGACCTCGGCAGCGCGAAGTCGGTGGACACCCTCTTACTCGGCTACCTCAACGGGGTGAGCGGCGACGTCTTCCGCCTCCGCGGCGCCGACACCGAGGCCAACCTGACCGCGGCGCCGACGTACGATTCCGACAACGACCATCCGTCGGGGGTCACGGCGTGGCCGGCGGGCTCCGATCTATCGGCCTACGATCTCCATCACCGGCATTTCGAGTTGGATGCCACCTACACGCTGCGATGGTGGCGGGTGGACTTCAACTTCGGTGGTAACCCCGACGGCTTCGTCCGTGCTGGTCGCCTGATCCTTGGCGAGCGGGTGGAACCCGCGCACCCCGTGATCTACCCCGCGGCGCTGACCGCCACTGAGGCGGTAGCCGAGACGGTGGACTTCGGAGGCGAGGAGAGTCCCCGGCCGCGCGGCACAAAGCGGGCTGTGGGCGCTACCTTCGCGTGGGCGACGAAGGCTGAGGCGATCATCTTCTACCGCATGATGCTGTGGCTTGGCTCGCATCACGACGTCGCGATCGTGCTGGACAAGACCGACGACGTCGCCCACATGGAGGTCACCTACTTGGGCCGGGTCAAAGAACCGCAGATCATCAACGCAACGAGCTTCAACCGCTGGGCGGTGACGTTCGAGGTGTCGGAGCTGGGGCCGATCCCCATGGCCGACTAGGAGGATAGATGGCGCTACGCTTCCCCGCTCGCACCCGTTCCGCTACTGCCACCGCGGGCTCCGGTACCTACACGCTGACCGAGGCAACCTCCGACGGCTGGCGCAACCTGACGCAGGCGGTGGCGGACGGCGACCTCGCCAACGGTGACCAGGTGGCCTACTGCGTCGTGGACACCACGGTGGTCGGAGACGTCGTCCTCGAGATCGGGCTCGGCACCTGGGACAACACGGCAAAGACGCTGACCCGAGACACCGTCCACCAGCCCAACGCTACGGCCGTGAGCTGGGGCGCCGGCACCCGGGACGTCCTGGTGATCGACCCCGTGATGCTGGCGGTCCTGACGCTGGGCGATCAGACCGTAGCCGGGGTGAAGACCTTCACCTCCGTGCTCCGTGCTCAGCTCGCCGGGACGCCGTTCGGGGCCGACAGCTCGACACCGCTGGTCGTCCAGAACAGCGGGACCGCGGGCGCGACTTGCCGGGCAGCGATCATCGCCGGAAACACCGGGGTGTCCGACCTCGACTTCGGCGACACGGACAATCAGTACGCAGCCCGGATCTTCTTCACGCACTCGACGGAGGTGCTGTCGTTCCTGACGGCGGGATCGGTGCGGGCATCGCTCAGCTCGGCGGGGCTGAAGGATGCGGCGGGAAACCCCTACATCGCGCTGCCGGGCGGCGGGGTTACTGCGATGGTCTTCCGGCAGGCCGCGGCGCCGACCGGGTGGACGAAGAGCACGGCCGACAACGACTCCTGCCTCCGCGTCGTGAGCGGCACGCCTGGGGCGAGCGGGGGGTCGCGAGCGATCAGCGCCACGGTGGTCGGCGGAACGGCTATCAGCCTTAGCCAGACCCCGCCGCACACGCACACCGTATTTCACACCGAGGCGGCGGTGGACAGCGGGGCGGGGATCGTTACGGGCCGAGTCTTGGCGACCGCGGGGGGCGGGGCCGACCAGCAGACCGAGTCATCCGGCTCTGGCAGCTCCCACGACCACGCGCTCGCGCTCAAGTACGTTGACTGCCTGGTCGCAACAAAAAACTAGGAGGGGTAGAGCATGAGTGATTCACCGGACCGCTTCCGAATGTGCCGGGCTTGCCCGAACCGGCACCAGGCAGATCTCGCCGAGGCCGTGGGCGAGGGAGCGCTCGCAGAGCGCATCCGCGCGGCAGGGTGCGGGTGGTGGCAGGAGGGGATTCCGAGCGTCGACCCTCAGCTCGGCTTCATGGCGTCGCCCACCTGGACGGGGTGCTTCGCGCCGCTGATCCCGACGTACCTGATCGCGCTCTCCCGGGATGCAGCGCACTCGGCGGCGGCGTTCAACGTAGCCCGCGACCGGGTGCTCGAGCTGGCCGCCAGTAACGGGGGAGCGCGAGCCCTGCATGAGTTGGCGCTCGTGGGACTCGCCACCGTGGCGGGCAGCAAGGCGGTCGAGGCCAGTGAGCCGTCCCTGGCGATTGGTGACGGCTCACCGGGAGCGGCAGGCGGCGGCGACTAGGAGCTGCCGCACGGGATCGACGTGCAGGCCACGACTTCCACGCCCTCGGCCCACCGGTAGAAGCTGCCGTCGGGGAGGATCACGGCGAGACCGTGAACCAGGACGCAGTCGCCGACCTTGATTTCCAGCGCCTCCGCTGACTCGTTGACCACGAACGGAACGGCGCTCACCGTGACGGAGCGGAAGTAACTGCCGTCCCCCGCGGGGACGATGACCACCTCGGCGACGGGGCCGGCGAGAGTGAACATCGGCAGGCCTTGCTCGCCGGCGGCGACCGGGGCGGCCATCAGGATCAGCAGCAGAGCAACGATGGTGGTACGCATAGCGATCTCCCTCAGTCAGAACTCCCGCCCGGCCGCCCGCAAGCGGTTGTCGAGGCCGCTGCGCGCGAGCGACCGGGCGGGAGAGGTTGTTGGGTTGGGCATCGCAGCGGCCTCGACAACCCGAGTGTAGACCATGCGCATCCGCGAGTCAAGGTCCGCGCTGAAATCCCGTAACGGCCCGAGTGGGGCCGCCGCTCTGCGAGGATGGACGACCGTGAGAATTGCTGCCGCGGTAGCGCTGCTCCTACTCGTTTCCGGCTCGGCCTCCGGGCAGCTCGGCGGTCGCCATCCCCCGCGCCGGACGATCGCTGGCGGCTTCGGCGCCTGCGAGGCCAGCGGAGGCATCGGCCCGCGGCTCCAGGTCGCCACGGACGGGCTCACCGCCACGGACTGCACTGCCGGCGAGGGCGTCACCGCGGCGCTGTGCTGGTGCGACGGCTCGGCCTGGGTGCCCCTGCTATCGGCCGGTGGCGACGTCTCGAGCGTCTTCACCCGCACCGGTGCGGTCGTGGCCGAGGCCGGCGACTACGACGCCGCCCTGATCAACTACACCCCCGCCGACGGCACGGACTGGACCGACCCCGACCCGACCACGGTGGAGCAAGCCGGGGACGACCTCGCCGCCCGCGTGACCGATGACGAGGCGGCGCTCAGCTCGCACGCCGGCAACACCGACGCTCACCACGCCCGCGACCACGCCGCCGCGCACGCCCTCGGAGGGTTGGACGCGCTGACCGTCACCACGCTGGCGAGCCCCTGCACCGATGCCCAAGTCCTCGGCGGGACGGCGGCGGGGACGGGGGTGGAGTGCCAGGCGGCGGGGGGCGGGGTTGGCGGCTCTACCGGGGCGACCGACAACGCCCTGCTGCTCGCCGACGGGACCGGGGGGGCGCTTCTGAAGTCCGCGGGGGCGGACCTGGTGTTCTCCGACACCGCGAATCGCCTGATGTGCACCGGAGATGTCTCCAACCCACCCCGAATTCAGCTCAATAGATCAAGCGCCGGTGCGGGCCTCAAGAAGTGGGAGATCTACAACGAGGGAGGCTCGTCAGCAGCCTTGCTCGTGTTCGGCCTCCTGAACGACGCCGAGACGGCCTGGACGCGGCAAAACATGCTCCGCCTCCGCGTCGACGGCACCGGCGACTACCTCGACCTCGGAAGCAATTCAACGGGGCCGACCCGGCTGCGGCGCGGCTGCCAGAACACGGCGCCGACGACCTGCGCCATCGGCGACGACTACTCAGATTGCAGTGGAGCGCTCTGCTTCTGTTCGGTGACGAACACCTGGGAACAGGTCAACGCCGTAGGGAGTTGCGTATGAATCGTCGCCTCGCCTTCGCTTGGTGGTGGGGAATGGCCTGCTTGCTAGCGATTCCGGCCGCTGCTCAGGCGCCGCTCGAACTCGATCACGGCGAGCAGATCTCGATCTCTTGCGCCCCCGCTCCACCGGCCTGTCCGCCGAGTTGCGGCGACGGCACCTGCGACGCGGCCGAGCGGTGCACCTGTACCCCGGACTGCGGGATGCCGCCGATGATCGAGACCGCGTGCGCCGACGGGATCGACGATGACTGCGACACGCTGACCGACTGCGCCGACGGCGACTGCTCGGCAGATCCGGCGTGCGCGCCCTCGAGCGGCCCGCCGGCCGCCGGGCTCGTCTTCCGCCACGACTACCGGAACGGGCACGCCGTCGAGCCTGGCGTCTTCCCGGTCGAGACGATCTGCATGGGTTGCGCGCCGGCCGGGAAAGAAGTCCATCACCTCCTCGGCAACGAACCCGGAGACCCGCTGCGCGAAGCGACCGAGGTGGATCCCCGCTGGTGGCCGACGATCGAGGCCGACGGGATCCGCTTCGACGGCGACGATCAGCTCCTGTTCCAGCGATGCACTTCGCTCGATCCGCTCATCTGCGAGTACCAGGACTGGCGGATGACGGCCGACGATGCGTGGGCGGTCTACTTCGTCGGCGAGTTCGGCTCGGCCGGCTACTTCCTCGGCTACCCGAACGAGCCCGGCGTCGAGTACAGCTACATCAACATCCAAGAGTCCGGCGGCTGGAAGATCCGCATCGAGGCCGGGCTCAAGATGGATCTCGGCCACACGCCGTTCGACACGCGGCTCGCCCTGGTGATCGAGAGACAGGCCGACAGAACGCTCAAATTCTGGAAGCGCCTGCCGTGCGGGGGCTGGATCGACGGCTCGATCGGTGCGGTAGCGCAGGCCGGGAAGCGCCCCGGGTTCGGCTGCTGGTCGTGCTACTTCGCGAACGAGACCAAGCCTCCCCCGGACGACTTGTCACCCGGGATGTTCACCCGCTTCCGCGATGGGGGCGGCTATCAGATCGCCTTCGACGTGACTTCCCGCGCCGGGCTGTTCGCTCACCTCGACGCCGAGCACGGCCCCTGGATCGACGCGGGGTGCGGTGGCTGACCTGAGCGCTGCGAGCCCGTGCTGAAATCCAATAAACCCTCGTGCTCCCCAACAGATCTGCCACTATTCCGGGGTCATGCGTCTCTCCTCCATCGGCGGGCCGCTCCTGTACCCTCCGGGGGCGGCCCGCACTCTTTTCAGGTAGGCTAGGGGCGTGGATCCCTCGGTCATCGCCGCGCTATCCGGCGCCCCGGCGTCGCTGGTGCTGGCCTACTTCATCATCGCGCAGCAGCGCGATCGAAAGATGGAGCGCCGCGACTATCTTCGTTCGATGGCGGCCGACCGCCACGCGATCGAGGGACTCAGCATCACGATCCAGCGCCAAAGCGCCCTGTTGCTCACGGCGGTGGAGTACATCGCCCCCGGGCGAGGGGAGGCCATTCAGAGGCGCGTGACCGAGCTATTCCAGCAGCCAACCGCCCCGCCGTACGACCATGAGCAAGGGGAGGATTCGTAGTGCGCCCTCGCCCGCGATGGTTCGACGTCGCGGTATGCCTGATTCTTATAGTCGGTGCTGCATGCCTTTACTTCGCCGTACGGGGATTGCAGAAGGAAAACCAGGGGCTGCGCAATGATCTCGCACAGGCGAATCAGCAGCTCCGCGTCGAGATCACGGCCGAGCTACGGGAGTGTCAGCGCGTGATCTCCGAACACCGCAACGAGGAACGGGACCGCTTCTACGAAGGCAAGGTCCTGATCCAATTGGACGGCGCCCGTACCCGCGACGCTGTCAAGGAGAATCCGCGGCCATGAACAAGCTGGCGTCCGCCGTCGCGTCCTACACCCCGCAGCTTCCGATCTCCGGCGAGGTGGCAGCCGAGATTCACGCCCTGGTCGACGCGACTCTGCACAAGCTCGCCGAGCAGGTCGATCAGAAGCTCCAATCCCTCGGCGCTGCGGCCGAAGGGTCGGAAGAGGAGCGGGTGATCATCATCACCTCGCCGCCGCCGCCGCCGTAGCGCTGGTGACCCGTGCCTGAGATCCTCGAGCGCCTCCGCGCGCTCACCGACGACCTGCCGAACCCCGGCCTGCTGTCCCAGGTGGTCGAGTCCCTCCCGGACGCGCTGCTCGTGGTAGCCGCGGACGGTAGCGTGGTCTTGTTCAACCGACAGGCCGAGATGATGTTCGGGTACCACCGATCGGAGGTGCTCGGGCGGTCCGTCGATGCCCTGGTGCCGGAAGCCCTGCGAGAGCGCCACGCCGAGCACCGGGAGGGCTTCTCGACGAATCCGACGCCGCGGCAGGTAGGGGCGGGGATGATGCTCTCCGGTCGTCACAAGGACGGCACGGAGTTCCCGGTCGAGATCGGTCTCTCGCCAATCCCGACGGCGGACGGGCTGTACGTCTCGGCGGTGATCAGGAAGCTGCCATGAGCGAAGGCCTGGAGGGGTGGGGCGAGTACAAGCGGCTGATCCTGCAAGAGCTGGAGCGGCTCTCGAAGGAGGTCGCGCTCTTGAACATCAAGCTCGACAACTTCCGCTCTGACGAAATCGCCGGCATCAAGGTGGAGGTCGCGATGCTGAAGGTCAAGGCTGGCGTGTGGGGCGCGATCTGCGGGGCGATTCCGGCAGTACTGGCGGCTATCGCCTGGTATCTGAGCCAGTAGAGGGGTCGGCGGTGGTAGAATCGCCGCCGTACCGTGGCGCAGCGGTCAGCGCGCCTGGCTCATACCCAGGAGGTCGCGGGTTCAAATCCCGCCGGTGCAATGAGCCCCCGTAGCTCAGCAGGATAGAGAGGCGCCTCCTACGCGCAAGGTCGCCGGTTCGAATCCGGCCGGGGGCTCCAAGAGAGACGAGACGGTATCCATGCCCACCCGCGAGCCGAGATCATGCCCCCGCTGCGCCCCTACCTGCTGCGCGTCGACTACCGCTTCGGCGCACTCGACGATCCCGACGCCCGGGCTCGTGTCGCCGGCGTAGTCGAGCAGGCCCTCCGCGGCATCGGCGTCCGCGACAGCGAGACGGCGGTCAAGCTGCAGCACCTCCGGGAGGGGGCGACTCCGCGGCGGGTGGTGCTGGCCACCGACTGAAATCCAGTAACCCCCACAAGCGGCAGCCATGCGCTTACAGTGGCCGCATGAGCCGCCTCCCCCGCACCCTAAAGGCGCCGTGCCCGCGTTGCAACGGGCGGGGCGAGCTTGAGCGCGTAGACGGCGCAAGCCTTCGCGAGATCCGCGAAGACGCCTATCTGGGCCTGAGGGAGTTCGCCGAGCGCATCGGGCTCTCGGCGGCCTACGTGTCGGACGTGGAACTCGGCAGGCGCCGGGCGACCGAGAAGATCGTCGAGCAGTACAGGAGGATCGCTTGATGAGCGTGCTGAAGCCGGCGGGCGAAGCGCCGCCCGCGCCCGGGGTGTACCTCCTCTACAAGGGCGGGCACCTGGTCTACGTCGGCCAGACCAAGAACCTGCGCCGCCGCCTGGTGGATCTGGATCATCGGAAGGCGGATCAGTTCTATCTGCTGCCGGTTGATGATCGCAAAGAGGTGGAGGCCGCGCTGTTGTCCGCCCTCGATCCTGTTGGCAACGACCGCGGGTGCCCCAACCCCGCGGAGTTTAGGGTCTACGACGGCCACCGTAAGTGGGGCTGTCGCCTCAACATGCGCATTTCCCCGGATCTTGCTGCGGACCTGCACCGGCTCGCGGCCAAGGACGGGCGGCGCCTGAGCGATCAGGTGCGCTGGATCCTCCGGGGTGCAGTCGAGCGCAGCGAGCCCGGCGGACGGCACTCCCGCCGGGCCGCTGCGGGGAGGGAATCCTGATGATCGAAGCTCTCTATCAACACGCCCACATCGTCTACGGCTCATGGGATGACGACCTCGGTCAGCCAGAGTCAGCCATCGGCGTCTCCGTCGACAACGGCGGCGTGGTCATCCTGCAGCAGGAGGGCCGCGCCCTCAACATCCAGCCGCGCGACGTGCCCGAGCTGTGCAAGGCCCTGCGCGCGGTGGTCAAGGCGGCGACCGAGTGATGGACCGTCGCACTGCGGGGAGGAAGCGATGATCTACCTGCCGGTGGCTGTGCTCGCGATAGCCCTGGTGCTGATCGGAGCCGGCGCGCTCATGACGACGCGCACACTCAGGCGGCGGATCGAGGTTCTCGAGGCGACCCTCCGCCAGAACGGGATCTACCTATGACCGACCGCCGCGACCTCGACAACCGCGCCTTCGTCGGCCGGGTACAGCGCTGGCTCGGCGTCCGCCCCGATGAATGGGCGGGGAGCGAGACGGCGGCGGCGTGGGTGGTGCGGACGGGGGATCACGCCCCCGACGGTTGGCCGGCTCCTGACGAGCGCTCACTTCGCGACTTCTACGGCGACCCAGGAGACGAGCGTAACCTCGTCTCGATCTCCCTCCCCTACCCGATGGTCCTCGCCTGGGATGGCGACCCGTCGACGCCGGCCTTCGATGCCGTGACCGTCCGCTCGACGCGCTGCCACCACAAGGTTGCCGAGTCGCTGCGCGAGTGCCTCGCAGCGATCCTCGCCCACTACGGGAGCATCAGGGCGGTGCAGGAAGCTCGGATGCACCTGCTCGGCGGCGTGTTCAATCAGCGCCGGCAGCGCGGCGGGTCGGCCTGGTCGCTCCATGCCTGGGGTGCGGCGATCGACATTGACCCGGAGCAGAACGGGTTCCGCACCCCGTGGCCCGCGGTGGCGACGATGCCGGAGGCGGTGATCGAGATCTTCGAGGCGAGGGGATGGAAGAGCGGGGCGCGGGCGTGGGGGCGGGACGCGATGCACTTCCAGGGGACACGCTGATGCCCTGGATCATACGCCGCCGGCCCGCCTACTCCGACGTTGTCGCCGAGCACCGCGCATCGGGCGTGCGGCTCACGCTCGGGCATAAGACGGAGTGCCTGTGCGAGGACTGCCTCACCGTGCCGTCCGCTGACCGGCGAGCGGTCGAGAGCTGGCTGCGCGCACTACCGGATCCGCCGGCAAGCTTAGTCAACCACCTGGCCGAGCGCCGGGAAACCTCATGACACGCCGCCCTCCCCTCCCGCTCGCTGGTCGCGTCGCCCGGGACGTGATGGGGTGGCAGCTCGCTGGGGTCCCGCCGGGCTGGGACCCGCTCGCCAAACCCGGCGACCTCATGGACGTGATCGGGGCGATGCGCGAGCGCCGCTACGACTGCGAGATCACCATAGAGACGTGGGGGCCGGCGGTGACATTCACCCGCGGCGCGGACGATCGGGGCTTCCGCCGCGAGCCGTCTGTCCGCGGCGACTGGCGCGGCGCTCTCGCCAAAGCGGTCTGCCGGGCGGCACTGGAGGCGGTGAAGTCGTGACCTACACCCTCCGCCTCTACCGCTTCGACACCGGCTCCGAGTACTGGTCGCGCGAGTGCAGGAGCGGCGCTGCCGCGAAGCGGTGGGCGAAGGAGTGGCATCGATCGATAACCGACGCGACCTTCCCGCCGCCGGAGCTGCTGGCCCGGATCGAGAACTCTTTCAGTGCGGTGATCTACCACGCCGAGCTTCGGCGGGCGGGCTGGCGGCTGCGGTGGAAGCTGGGCGGCGGGGCGTTGCCGCGGGAGCCTCGCCCATGACCGGCTGGGGCGTCCGCGACCCGGAGGGGCGGCCGCTGCCGGTGGCGAGCGGCGGCTCGCCTGCACCCGGATGGGGGCCGACTGGTCGACCCTGGAGAGCGAGGGCTACCGCGTGGTGAGGATGGAGCTGAGGGAGGTGGGGCTGTGATCGAGATCCCGGAATTCTTGCTGTGGCTCCTGCTGGCGCTCGTAGCCTGGCTGGGCTACCTCGCCGGGGGCAACCGCGGACTTCGCGATGCGCGACAGGGCGGAGTCTGGTACCCGGCGCAACCCACGGAGCGGCCGAGCGGTCCGCCGCCTGTGCCGCCGCCTACGCCGACCGGGGCGCGGAGGGCGAGCCGGTGAAACTGACTAGCGAACAGATCGAAGCGGCCATCCTGGACTTTGACGCAAAGAAGGTGGCCACGCACATGGAGCGGGTCCGCTGGATCTGGGTGTTCGCGGGGGAGGGACCGCGGGTCCCGCGAGTCCCCGAGATCCTCGACGAGGCGCGCCGGCTGCTTCGCTCGCTGGAGTGGAGTGGCGGCGCGGAAGGCGTATCCGACATCGCGTGCGGTGGCCTTCGGGCGTCGTTGATGCGTGATCGCAACGGGGAGCCCTGCGCCGCGCGAATCGGGTTCGAGATCGCCGACGGAAGAGTTTGGTGGAAGGCCGCTCGGAGGGCGCGCGCCAAGGCCGGCATCTCCGCCATCCTGCTCGCCCTCGCCTCGCCGCTCGCCGCTCAGGAGCCCGAGCCCCCGGCGCCCGAGCCCGGCCTCTACGCCGCCGCCCTCTGTACCCAGCGGGAGGGAGAGGACGATCCCTCAGCCCGCTGCGACCTCGGCGTCGCGGTTCCGCTCTACCACCGGGTCCGCCCGGAGACTCGCCGCGGCTGGGCCGTGGTCGGCTTCCTCGGCGGGGGCGGAGCTGGCGAAGGGGAAGGCCTTGGCATCGCCGGTGTCGGCGCCTCGTGGCTGTTCCCGGTGGGCGAGCGGCAGGGCGGGCTGGGGGTCGGCTGGGCGATCGAGTGGGGCGGCGAGGGGATCGACGTTGCGGATGGTCGGCTGACGGTGGGGTTTACGATCGGAGGGCGGCGATGAACACGCTTGACTACACCATCAAGACCAATCGGGAGAATTTCCTCGACCCCTACAAGGTCGTCGACCGACAGACCGGAGAGCTGCTGGGATTCGTCGCGCGCCGCCGCAAGAAATGGCGTGCGATGACTCCCGATCGAGACGTTATCGGGGACTTCTACCGACGAGACGAGGCAGCGGACCAAGTATCTGAGGCGGCGCGCCGGGCGTCCACGGAGGCGGCCGATGTCGAATAGCAAGCCATCCATCCCCGTCCTCGCCGCAGACTACGCCGAGCTGGCCAAGAGCATCGCCTACCTGGCTCTGCGCGCCGAGCGCCGCGGGGCGTACTCGACCGCCGAGAAGCTGGTCGAGGCGATCCCCTCGCTGATCTACAACCTCGGAGAGCGAGCCGCTGCCGAGTTGGTCGATGTGCAGATGGAGCTGTCGAAAGCTCTGGCGGAGGTGCCCGATGGGGAGTAGCGCTCTACCCGTGATCGGCCGCGGGTCCACCGGCGATCAGGTGCTCGACCTTCCCGCGCTCGTGCGCGCCATCGCCTCGCAGGATCGCATCGCCTGGGATCGACTCCAGTGGCAAGCGCTCACCACGAGACGCGACCCAGAAGACCTGGTCGCCGACATGGTGATCCGGGGGATGAGCGGCGCGGCGATGGCCGAAGGCGACAGCCCGCCGTTATTCGAGCGGTGCGGAAGCGAGCTGCGGATCACGTTGCGCGCGGAGGTGCCCGATGGGTAGTAGGAAGCATCCGGCCCCGCCGCCGAGGGATCACGGACGTAGCTTCGCTCACGAGAACCCGCCGCCGGCGAGCGCTCCGCCAATCGGACACCGCCCCGAGCAGCCGACGAAGAAGCCGAGCGGTCCCCCACCCGACCCACCCCCGACGCCGAGTGGCCGCGTTCACCTCGGTGCGCATGCCGGCCTGCCGGAGATCTCGGTGAGCGTGAGGCCGCCGCCAGCGAAGCCGCCGAAGGTGGTGGAGCCGCCCGTGTCGCGCGACTTCGTCTTCGCCTGCCCCGCCTGTGGACACCCCGGAGCGCAGACGGTCGAGTCCGATGTGGATATCCACGCCGGCGCCTCCTACACCTGCGATCGGTGCGGGGCGGACGTGCACTTCGAAGCGTTGACGCGGGCGGAGTACCTTGCGCTCGCCAAGCCGCCGATGCGCGCCCGCTTCTCTTGCCCTCACCACCCCGACGTTGACGCCGAGCGCATGTGGGGCTGCCCGGACTGCCTCGTGGAACTGCGGCGGGAGAACGGGCGGCTTCGCGCCGAGGGTGCCCGCGACTGGACGTACTGCTGCGACGCGCTACCCGACGCGCACCAGCAGTGCGAGGTCGCGGGCGTCCTGGTGCACGAGTCGGGGGAGCTGTTGCAGTACAGGGGCCTGGCGATGTTTCGCCCCGACCTGTGCGACCGGTGGTTCGACCCGAGCGGCGAGGTCTACGTCTACGCCTGGCGTCTTCCCGTGGTTGACCCGCCACCCCTCCGCCCCGCCGATCGCGACTTCCTGATCGCCGCCGGGGTGCCGGCGGAGTGGTTGACCGAACCGAAAGGAGAGACTTGATGGACAAGCCGACCCCTCCCGAGAACATCAACATCCGCGGCCCCGGCTGCTGCATCCTGCTGGCCCTTGCCCTGGCTGGGGCGCTGCTGGCCACCGGCTGCGCCCTCGATGCATCGCTCGAGACGAAGACCGCCGAAGCCGCCGAGCGCTACGCCGACCTCTGCGGCCATTACGGGGGCGAGATCGACGCCGACGGCTGGTGCCGCGGCGCCCGGCCGACGGTGCTGCCCGCCCGGTGCTTGATCGAGATCGCGCCGGGCGAGGGCCAGCCGATCTACCTCGACCTCACCGAAGGCGGGGAGGCATCGGAACCGATCGACATCGGCGACACGTCCGCCGTGGTGCGAGTGATGCAGCCCTACGGTGGGCGACCGGCGACCGTCTCCGGCCGGCAGGAGGAAGGGCCGCCGCGGCCGACCCCTGAGGACCCGCCAGGCACCGGTCCCGGGACCTCCGATGAGGAGCCCTCGCCGTGACCGTCGAGGCGATGGTCGAGATCCGTCCCCGCCGCGGCCTGCCCGAGAGGGTGTGGCTCACTGAGGGAGGGGCGCCGAAGCAGGCGCTCAGCGGGACTGCCGAGGTGCGCATCCTCGGCGAGGGAGGGGAAGCTCCTGCCGGCTCGCCCGCGCTACTGGCCGCCCTTGAGGTCGAGCGGCTGCGGGCGGCGCTGCGCCGGGCGTGGACCATGTTGGCCCGCGACGCCAACGGTGCCTGCTCGGTGCTCGTGCCGTACGGCAACGGGTCAACGATCCCGTGTGGCGATGCGCCGATCGCCCCGCACGACCCGGACTGCCCCTTCGCTGTTCTGGCCGACCCACCGCCAGACCTCGGCCCGCTCCGCGAGCTGGTGGCGGCGACCGTGGGGTTTGCTGGTGCGTCGGAGGACGGGACTCAAGGACCCATTGGGCGCGCCCGCGATGCCCTGCTCGCCGCCTATCCCTGCCTCGGAGAGGAGTGAGCCCGTGAAACCGATCCACTTTCCAGAAGCCAACTCGACCCTGCTCGGCGGCCCGGCGGCTCGCTACGTCACGGCCTTCGACGTAGGCGACCTGCCGGTGCATCGGTCCGGGGGCAAGGTCATCTCGTGCTGGAAGGCTGTTCACCTCCGCGAGCGGCTGCGCATCCTGTTCACCGGTCGCGTCTGGCTGTGGGTGGCGACGCCCACGACTCACGCGCCTGTCTACGTGGGCGGGGACTTTCCGTTTGAGCGACAGGCCGATTCCGGTTCACTGAACGAGATTCCCGCAGAGGAGTGACCCATGGAAACCGCAACCCCCTACCTGCTGCTCTCCGCCCTACTCGCCGCAGTCGGCGGTCCGCTGCTCACTCAGGCCGGCAAGGAGTGGCGCTGGGTCGATCGCTGGTCGACCGCCATCAACGCCGTTCTGGGCCAGCTCTGCGCCGTGATCGTCTGGGCGGTGTGGGGCGATGGAGACCGGGCGATGCTGGGCAATCTTCTGATCGTCGCGGCGGGCGGGTCCACCGCGGGCGGAGTTGGCTACACGGCGATCAAGCGGGCCGGGCAGGCGGTCCGTGGCAAGCGGCAGGATCGCGACGCTCAGACCCTCAGCGAGATGCGGAGGATGACGAGGCACCCGAAGCGGCAGTGGCCCAAGCCGCCGCCGGGCGGTACTCCGGGGCTGGTGCTGGCGGTCCTGCTGCTCGCCGGTCCCGCCGCGGCGCAGTCGGCGCTCGAGACCAACCCCTGCGCCTTCTTCCCCGGCGACTCGACCGCGGAGTGCGACGCCTTCGGGCGCGCGGAGGAAGTGGGCCTTGAGGCCGCCGAGACCTACCCCGTCGCCACTCCCGGCATGAGCACCTGGTGGTGCTCGGACCGGATCTGCTCCGGGGCGGGAACATCGCGGATCAGCCGCGCGGTGCCTCAGTCGCCTCCGGACCCTTGGGCGGGCGGCGGGCGCTTCACCCCGACCAGCCAGATGAGCCTCGCCGCATGGCGCGCTCGCTACAGCTACCCGTTCACCGTCGCCGGCTCCTACGTGGGCGCCTGGTGCGGGCAGCACGGCGTCTGCGACGCGATCCTCGCCGAGTGGCTGTCCCGCTTCGGCTCGCGGCCATGGACCTCCGGCGGCGCGTGTCTCGAGCCCGGCGACCTCGGCCGGGCGGCGTGCGACGCGATTCACACGGGCGGCGCGACGCTGGGATGCACGATGCTGCCCTGTGGGGTGGTGAGCTGCCCGTCGAGCCCTCGGACGTGCTCGGTCACGGGCGGGTGTGGCGCGGGCTGGCGCTGCACACCGCTGGTGGAGCTGCCGACCTCAGAGCGCCCCGGAGCGACGGCCAATGGGCTGGTCGTCAAGGTAGTGGCCACCACCGGGACGGGGTGCAGCTTCTTCGACGTCACCAGGGCGCGCCTCTACGTGCCGCATCGCCCAGCGTGCTTCGCGGGCCTGCCGGCCACCTGCCGGACGGTGGCGAGCCTGCGTCCGGAGTGCTGGTCTCCGCCCGATCCCCCGCCCCCCGTCTGCGGCGATGGCACCTGCGAGCCGGGCGAGGCGTGCCCGGCGGACTGTGCCCCGGCGCCCGATCCGACGTGCCCCACTTGCCCACCGGTGGATCCCGTAGCAGAGGCCCTACTCGAGGCGGTGCGGGCGGTGCCGGGGGTGTGCCCGTGACCGCCTCCACCCTACCGGCGAAGGAGGTCCGCTGATGGAGCCCATCAGAGTCGGCCCGCCGCGCTGCAAGAGCTGCGGCGGCCTGATCGACAGCTACGCCCTATCTCCCCGCGGCTGGTGCGAGGAGTGCGAGCAGCGAGAGCCTGCCCCCGCCCCGCCCGAGCACTGGCGGGAGGCGGTGGAGCGGGCGCTGCCGTGCACCAGGGAGTCGTACTGCGGCAGTCTCGCCAAGGCGGCTCACATCAGCAGTTGCGCGGCATCGCTACGCCCAGCAGTCCTCTGCGCCCTCGCCAGCGTCGATCTGGCCGCAGCGGCGAGCGAGCTGCGGCTGCGGGCGGCGCTGGAAAGCAGAGCGGTTGGAGTGCTGACTCGGATGGATGGAGACCGGGTCGGCTGGCGATCCTACAAATGCAGCCTCTGCGGCGGGACCTGGGAGAACGACGAGGGTCCAGGTCACGACTCCGCGTGCCCCCTCGCCGCCCCGCCATCCCCCGCAGCGGAGGCGCTGGCCGAGCTGCTGGCCCTGCCGGGGCGGTGGGCAAGCACCCCCCTGGAGCTTGAGTACCCCGACAGTTACGAGGCGGGGGTCGTCAGCGGCATGGAAAGTTGCGCCCGCGAGCTGCGCGTCGCCCTCGCCAAGCTCGGAGGGACCACCTGATGGGCCTCGACCGCACGGTCCACTTCCGCCCCGCCGAGGGGCCGACCGCCACAGAGCTTCGCGCCGTCTGCGAGGACTACTTCGACGCCGGCGCCGAGCTGAGCGCGAAGAGCGGCACGATCATCGCCGTCCTGCCGGGCCGCAACTCCTACGCTCTGCGGCGCCACGGCCGGGCGACCAAGGCGCAGCGGGGATTCTGGCAGGAGGTCCGCGACGGCGACCCCCGGGAGCGGTGGATCGAAGTCTGGCGCGACGGGCGGAAGTCGGTCAGCGTCACGACCCGCCAGCACGATGAGTTCACCGATGCGCTCGCCGATCGACTGGCGGAGGTGATCGCCCACGGCTGGGCGGGAAGGATAGAGAGCGATGGCTGAGCGTATCCTGCGAAGCGCGGCGATCGCCGCCGCGAGTAAGAAGCTGCCCATCAGGAGTGATCGGGAGCTGAACGAGACCTTGGAATGGGCCGCCGACAGCCTTGGCGAGGCGTACCGAATCGGCGCCGAAGAGGCTCAAGGCGTGATCATCGGGCGGCTGAGAAAGCTACCCGCAAAGGCGCCGTGAGCAAGGCCGCGTTCAAGCGCAACCTAGCCCGGCGAAGCGGTCGCCCCGCGCTACCGCCCCGCCGGTCGCCTGACCCGCCGGAACCCACTGATCAGCAGCTAGCCCGGTTCGCGGCAGTCGTGACGCACGGCACCGCCGTCTCGGCCGAGGACTGCCGGCGGGCCGAGCTGGTGCTGCGGATCCCGTTCGTCCGCGCCCGGTGGCTACGCGCCCATCGGGAGTTCCAGGAGCGCATGACCGAGCGCTGAGGAGAGGACTACCTGATGGCTAAAGTGCTGATGGATGACTCGATTATTCGCTGGCTCCACCGCGGCACCCCTCTGGATGCCGCCGCCATGGCTCAGGCCGCCAAGCACGACGGCGGATTGCAGGGCGAGGGGGAGACCAACCTGCAACACCTCCGGCTCGCGAGCAACTTGATCGCCGGCATCCGCGTGTCCCTGGTTGTCGCCAAGCTGCTGGCTTTCTACGACCGCAACCGCCGGGGTCACCGCGGGGAATCCGAGGGGCTGAGCGTTGGCTACGGACACCTTCAGCGGGTGGCAGCTCTGGCGGTGATGCTGTGGGCGCGGCAAAACAACTACGAGCTGCTCCGGGTTGCCGCTGCCGAGTTCCTTCTGCAGGACCTCACCATCTGCGCCCTCTGCTGCTCGGATGCTCGCCCCCGCGTGATCATGCCGTGCGGGCGGGCGCTCCTACCGCGAGACTCCGACGGTTGGACCGCCGCCGGCGCGGTCAACATAGAGACCGACTACGCCGTCGCCGCGGCCTCCGGAATGGAGTGGCAGCGGCAGCCAGGCACCGGCCCGCAGTGGATGGAGACGATGGCCGACTACCGGGCCGTGGTCGACCGCGACGCACCGGGCCTGTTCAGCGCGGCCGAGCAGATCGCCCTCCGCTCCTGGATCGTCGAGGGGGCGCAGTCGCCCGCGCTGGCGAGCTTGATCGAGCCGATCCGCGTGCTACAGGGCTTGCACGTGCTGCGCGGACGGGGGCACGTGGCGTGGATGGAGGGGATCCGCAGCTACGGTGCAGGGAAGAACCGGACACAGCCCCTGGTCCGCTCGATCGGTGGCGAGGATCGGTTCATCGTCACCAAGCCCCCGGCCGGTGCCGTGCGCATCGCCCCGGGCTCCTGGTCCGTGGGCGGCGCGGGTACGTCGCTCGGGACGGCCAACGTCGCAGGCGCGGACGATGACTGGACCGAGATCATCATCGACCTCGACGGCGGGCGGATCGTCGGCGAGACGGCCGAGCCCCCGGCGCCTCCGGTCAAGCCGCCGCCCCTCCCGCCGCCGGGCGATCCCGCGCTGCGCCTCGTGCGCGAGCGACTCGCCGATCTGCGCGCCACCTGGGATCGACAGCGAGACGGGGAGGCGAAGGCGACGGATACGGAGCGGACACTGAGGGGGGTCGAGGCGGCGGTCGGTCAGCTCTGAGGGATCCCGCCGCCCGCGGCTACCGGCGGCGGGGGTGTGGGGTCAGTACCAGCGCGACGCGGCGCGATCCTCGGCCACCGCCCGGCGGTTCTCCGCCACGGCGGCCTCGTGGGCAGCCGCCAGCTCGGCCTCGACGATCGGAAACTCCGGCAGCTCTCGCGCCGCCCCGGTCGGTCGCCACGCTCGCGGCGATCCGATGCCCCCGTGCTCGTAGCCCCACCCGGCGCCCTGGTCGCCTCATCCTCGCCGAGCAGGGGGTCGGTCAGGGAGTCGAAGACGATGCGTCCGGGGCTCTTTGCCACGCGGTCGACGGCGCAGATGAGCGCCTCCACCGCCGACGTCTGCTCGACCCGCCGGAGAGCGCGCGCCGCAGCGATCCAGTCGGCGGGGGCGACCCAGGAGAGGCCGGTGGATCCGGGCTGGAAGGCGTGGCCTCCGGTGGTGAGCGTGCTCACGACGCACTCTCGGCGCGCTCGACACGCCATCTGATGTCTGCCTCGGAGTCTTCGAGCCACTCCGCTTGCAGGGTGCCCTGGCGCGCCGGACCACTCGGCCGCAGATCGTGGTCGATCAGACCGCGCCCGCCGCGGGCGAAGCCCTCGGCGTAGCGGAGATAGGCGATGACGTGGTCGCGTGCGCCGGCTGCGTCGGCGTCGTCGCTGTCGTCGCGCGGGTAGATCAGAGATCCTCCGCCGACGTGCTCGAGGTCGGCGGCGTTGATCGGCCCGCCCGTGCGGGAGAGCAGGGCGGGCAGGAGCGCCCAGAGGATGTCGATGCGGTGGTCTTTCATCTGTCCTCCTTCCGGGGATCAGCCCCGGTCAGGTGTCGGTAGGCCGGTCCATCCGTCCCCCCGCCGCTGCGCCCCTACCGCGAGAGACGCAGCCACTGGGGTCGGTCATGCCAGCCGTACGCGCCGCGTCGGCGTGTACGAGAGCGCAACTCGGTCCGAGGGGAGGTACCGCCCCCTCCCGTCGAGTAGGGCCGCCAGATACTCGGCATCCCATCCGGCCTGTTGGCCGGCCTCCCAGGTCTGCCAGCGGGCGTTGCCCCGCATGCGGCGGTCCGTCTTCAGGCGGCTGGTGTACTTCTCGACTCCCCTCCTCTGGAGGGGATCGAGGGGCTGAACCGCCAGGGCGGTCTCGGCGCGCTGGACCAGGGCGGTCAGGGTGGTCTCGGTCATGGCCTATCTCCTCTCGTCTCCCGGCCGGGTCAGTCCGGCCGGCAATCCCCCGTGGGGTCCGCTACCAGGATATCGGTCATCAGCGCCCGCAGCTCGTGGGTTCGCTCCACAGCCAGGGCTACGAGCTGCTCTGCCACACTCTCCGGGATCGGGTACTCCCCGCCCTCCCACCGCGTGATGGTCCGCGGGTGGACAGGGGGCTTGAGCGCTGCCGCCAGCGCGGTGCGCCAGCCGTGCTCGCCGTAGAGCAGGCGGCCGGCGCGGGCGAGGTCGGCGGGGGTCATCGCGTTGCGCTCGTCTGCCCGCGCCGACGCTGCCGCCGGTCTCGCTGCTTCGCGCCTGAGTCGGAAAATCTCCTTGTCGGCTTCTGTGTGGCACCGCCGACAGAGCCACCGCACATCGAGGGGCCTTTCGTAGTCGTCGTGGTGCGCTTCCGGCACGCACGGAGCCTGACACTCCGAGCACTCGCCAGGGCGCGCGAGGTGCCCGGACTGAGTCGCCGCAAACACCCGGCTGCGCGCGCGCTGATGCACTAGATGCTGGCCGTGGCTCAGGCGGTGAGGGAATGAACTCATTCAGACGCTCCGATCGTTTCCAGCTCCGCCAGCTCGCTGCGCCGCTCGGTCGCCAGCTCTCGAATCGCGTCACCCACCCACCCCGGCACCGGCCGAGTCCCGGTCGCCCAGCGGCGTACGAGGCGGTCGTCGATCCCGGCCCGCTCAGCTCCGGGCCGACGGAGCACCCGAGCGAGGGGGCGCTGCCAGTCGGACCGGCCGAGCAGCAGGCGGGCGGCGGTAGCGAGTTGGTCGGGTGTCATCTGATCGCTCCGCGTGCCGCCGGGACCCGCGCCCCGGCGAGCGGCGCAGCGGTCAGCGACTCGGGTCCTCGATGTAGTCCTCGGCGTCCTCGCACAGCCACCGCAGATCCCAACCGCTACCGCCCCAAAGACGCTCCGCGGCGTCGAGAGCGGCGGTGATCGTCGCGATGCCCTCGGTCTGGCCGTCGTACTCGCGCTCTCCGTCGCGCGGGTCGTAGACGACCAGCCGGCCGTCCTCCATGCTCACTACGCCGCGCACCGGACCTTGGCTGTCGGGGGTATCCAGCAGGATCGTCGCTATGGGTCGCATCGGGGTTCTCCCTCTCGGTTCCGGGGGGCTTGATCGCCTCTCCCTGTCTCTGAGGTCATTGTCCCCTAAGTCGCGGGACATGTCAAGGGGTAGATCACACTTTAGCCAACCCGCAAAGAGGACGGGTGCCGCACGCACGGGATCGCGGACGGACTCCGGGGATCGCCTGCTGGGGCGTCGGGTCCGCCCCTGTCGGCTACCGGGCGCCGCGAGCGCTTCGGCGGCATCCCGCCCTCAGTCAGAGAGGACACGGGTGGCCCTCGGTTTGTTGGCTCGCCCGGACCACCGCGATCTTGACCCGTCCCGGCTCGCCCTGGGCGGCGATCAGTTTCTCCGCCGATACCCTCCAGACCTGCGAGTCGTCCACCCACAGCACACCCGTGCCCGCGTCCTTGACCGCCTTGACGATGTTGTCGAGGTCTCCCCGCTTGAGGTGCGGGCGGAGCGGACGGGGCTCGCGCTTCCTCTCCTCGGAGCGAGGGCAGCGGTAGAGGGCGACCACGATCAGCTCGACCGCCTCGCTGGCCGGAACCAGCGGGACAGCGAGGCCCTGCCGCTCCAGTTCCGCCAGCATCAACACCTGGGCCCGGCCCTTCCAGTCGCGGGACTTCCGGGGGTCGCGCACGGCGATGCCTTCCCGGCCGTCCCTGGAGCGCCAGCGGGCGGCTTTGCCGCGACCCTGGGGGACGGGATCGCCGGGGATCTTGACCTCGAAGGCCGCCTCCATCTGCGTCACGCGGCCGCCTCCTCTCCGTAGCACTCCGGCAGTCGAGCCCGGATCAAAAAGAGTGGACCCTTCCGCCACGCGGTGACGAACGGATCAGGCGTCAGCCCGTTGTGCCCCGGCCTCATCCGCCGGCAACCTCTCTCCAGATAGCCGGTCACCAGGGTCTCGGCGTAGGAGCGCTGCCGCGTGACGTGGACCTCCTGTCCCCGGTGCTTGCACCGCAGCAGCTCCCAGGCCGTCTTCGCGCACAAGGCATCGCAGTAGACCTTGCGGGGGTCGTTGCTAGCGAAGGACCGGCCGCAGAACCGACAGGAGCGGCGGTTGGCCTCGGCCGTCCGGTCGCGCTTTCGACGCCACCACCAGATGCTGTAACACGCGTAGCACAGACCGCGCGCTCGATAGGGGCGGTCGGGGTGGCAAGAGGCGGGGCGGGTCACGAGGCGGCCCCCAAATCAAGCACTCCCTGAGCCATCCTCTTCGCGGCGATCTCGCAGTAGCGCTCTTCGATCTCGATCCCGATCGCCTTGCGGCCGAGGTCCTTGGCGGCGCGGAGCGTTGTGCCGGAGCCCATGAATGGGTCGAGGATCAGTCCCTCGGTTTCCAGGTACAGGATCGTCCAGCGCATCACCGACAGAGGCTTCTGGGTTGGGTGCCCGACGCGCTCGCCGTTGGTTGCCGAGATAGAGCATTCCAGGTGGCGCGCGTTGGCGCTCCGGCTGGTCCAGCACAGCTCAACCGTGCCCATCGACGGAGGGGCGTCAGGCTTGATCCAGCACAGCCACCCGCGAGACCGCGGAAGCGCGAAGTGGTTTCCTCCCCAAACCGCCGCCGCGGCGAAGCGCTCCGCCAGCGATGCCACGCCCCCGGCCGGGGCGCTATCCCACGACTCGGGGGTCATCCCGGATCGACGTTGCCACTTCGTTGGCTGAGCGGCAAAGCCGATGCCGAACGGCGGATCGGTCACCAGCACTCGCGCCTCGGCGACCGGCAGGACCTCCCGGCAGTCCCCGTGGTAGATCGTGACCGCCTCGTCCTGGTAGTAGGGGCTCATCCCGCCACCCCGACAGCCCAGACCAGCTCGACCTCGCCGAACGAAACGATCCGCCCTCCCCGCACCACCTGCACCGTGACCACGGACCGGTCACAACCCGAGCAGGTTGTGTCCAGACCCGGGCCACGGAGCGACAGGTGCACATCGTCCACCCGCCACTTCGGAGACGCCTCGAACCTGCCGCTCCTACCCTTCGGCTGCTGCCCGGTCGCCGCGATCGTGACGTCCACCCGCTCGACGATCGACCGCAGAATCCGCCACCTCGCCGCCGCCACGACCGGCTCTTCCAGGGCTGCCGCCGCCGCGTCGAGCGCCCGGTCCAGAGCCCCGCTGCGCGCCGCCTCCATCCGCCGGCGGGCCGAGCGGATCGTCTCCTCGAGGCGCTTGACCTGCCGGGCCGCCACCTCCCGTTGCTCGGCGAACTCCCCGCGGTCGATCTCGCCGTCCGCTCTCATCGCTACCAGGCGGGCGAGCCGGGCGACCAACTTGCCGCGCCGCCGCTCCATCGCCTCGATCTCGGCCGCCGGGTCGACCACAGCGCCGGCGCGAGAACGCTCGACCAACTTCCGCACCGCGGCCGGGTGGCGCAGCAGCTCGGCGAAGCCGCGCCAGGTCAGGTCGTCCACAGCCTGCCGCCGCACCCAGGCGCCGCTGCCATCCCGGGGCCGGTAGTAGGAGCCGCCGTGGCTGCGGTCGATCACGACCCTCCTGCCGTCGACCCAGAGCAAGCCGGTCAGCATGCCGGGGAGGCCGGTCGAGGAGCCGCCGCGGTGGGCGCTCGCGGCCTCCCAAGTCGCGGCGTCGATCAGCGGCTCGTGTGCTCCCTCGACCACGATGGCGTCCGGGTGGCTGGGGTCGAAGTGGAAGGCTCCGCGGTCGCCGTCGCGCCGCCACGCCCCGTTGACGACCGTGCCGAGGTACGCGGGGTTGGCGAGCACGCGGACGACCGCCGTCTTGCACCACTGCACGCCGCGAGAGGAGGGGATGCCCTCGGCGTTCAGGCGCTCGGCGATGGCGCGCTGGCCGACTCCAGAAGCCGCCCACCGGAAGATGCGGCGCACGACACCAGCTTCCTCGGCCACCACCTGTAGCGTGCCGCGGAGCGGATCCCCCGCCGGCGGATTGCTGTATCCGTAGGGAGCTGCGCCCCCGGTGACCTTGCCCTGACGGGCCTTCTCTCGCTTGCCCCGCTTGACCCGCTCCTTGAAGCGACGAACCTCGGCCGCGTCGACCAGCGAGACGATGCCGAAGGCGAGCCCGTCGGAGGCGTCGCCCAAGTCCCGGCGCGTGCTGTCCACCCAGACCGCGATCTCCCGCTCGCGCAGCTCCCGCATGAGCAGCGCGACTTCCAGCTCGTCTCCGCGGGTCAGGCGAGATTGCTCGATACACCAAACGGCGTTCGCCCCGCCGTCGCGGATCGCGTCGAGCACCTGCTGCAGTACGTGGCGCTCGCGGGCTGCGGCCGTGGCGGACTCAGTGCCCCGGAACTCGGCGACGGTCTGCCAGCCATGGCGTTCGGCCAGCTCGTGGTAGCGGCGGCGCTGGGCGTCGAGCGAGGCACCGCGCTCCTCTTGCCGATCGGTCGAGACACGGTAGAGGGCTACTACTCGCACGACCCTCTCCCGACCGCAGCCTCGACGGCGCGAACGAAGTCCACCAACTCCGGAGCACCCGTCGGCCTGCGAAGAACGGTCAGGGCGTCTTCGGGGCCGAGGTTGTACGCAGCGCACGCTGCCAGTACTAGGCGGGCGTAGGGGCGATGCTCCGGCCTCATGCTCCGCAGGAAGCCGAGCACCCGGGACGGCGGCCAATAGGTCCGCTTCGACACCTCAGCAGCGTAGCGCTGCTCGCGGGCAGAGAGGTCGGGTCGGACCTCGTTGCCGCGCGACATGCGGGCGCGGGCGGCCTCAGCTTCGAGGCTCGCGGCGAGGGAGGGGGCGACTACTCGCACTCGGGATCTCCGAGACATGGGTAGGCGGCGAGCAGGGCGTCGCGGGCGCGCCCGATAGGTCCCTGGGTCCCGTCCGCCGACGTACCAGCAAATCCCGCGGTCGCCGCCACCAGCTCGCGCAGCGGGGAGAGGTCTGGCGGCGGGGCGGCGAGGGCGGCGCGCAGATCCGCGACCGTATCCACGCATGCCGCAGGGTCTGAGGAGGCGTCTTCGATCACTTCCCGTAGCCGCTCGACCTCCAGCCGGGCGGCCAGCAGCTCGGCGTCCTCGGTCGCCGCCTCCCGCTCGATCTCTCGGGACGTTCTCAGCATGGCGGTCTCCCGGCTCCGGCCCGTGCCTCTCGGTCCGCGGCCACTTCAAGCCAGACCCTCTCCCCGTGGCCCTCCTCCCATTCCACCTCGGCGGCCAGCCCTGGGTCGCGGGCGCACGCTTCTTCGTAGACGGCGGCGAACGCCGCGCTGAACTCCCGCAGGGCGGCGACAGCCCGCTCGCCGATCTCCCTGATCTCGCCGGGCGTCAGCATGGCGCCTCCACCCACTCCCGCAGCTCGTCGAGCAGCCGCAGCCGCACGAAGTCCAGGGCCTCCGCCTCGCTCAGGCCGCACTCGGTCAGCGAGGTTACCTCGGCGCGAAGCTCAGCCAAGAGCTGCGCCCGGTGCTCTTCGGGGTGCTCGGCAGCCCACCGTAGCCGTTCGAGCGCAAGCTCGCCCCGTACGGCGAGGGCCTTGTCGATCAGCGAGATCGCGAGCCAAATGCCGATGCAGATCAGAATCGCTTCCATCGTCAGATCCTCACGTGGCAGTACACGCCGATTACGGCCCACTGGTGGGGCTTGCCGCTCAAGAGCGCCACCTCGGTCATCTTCACCTCGATGGAGTCCGGGGTGAACCCGGTGTCGTCCCGGAAGGACCGCACGGCGGCCGAGGCCGCGTCGGCGATCTCGTTTTCCATGCGGAGCCTTCTCTTGCGCAACTCGTCAAAGCTATCCGGCGTCATCGCGCCCTCCTCTCCTGAAGTCCTGAGGCGATCTCCTCAACCGCCTCGACAGTCCACCGCTCCACCAACGCCCGGGCTCCTGCTACGTCGCCCCGATCGAGCGCCGCTAGCACCGCCCCCCGCACCCTGACCGACGCCTCCCTGCGCTCCTCAGCGACGGCGAGCAGGGTGTCGGCGAGGGCGCCGTAGTCGGCCTCGTCAGGCGTCGAGAACTGGGCTACTCGGGCCATAGGCTACCCCGATCCTCCTCGCGACGCACAGTCACGCATGGCGGGGCTCCGGGAACTCCTTGCGCGCCCACAGGCGGTCGGGGATGTGCCCCTGAGCGCCCGGCCGCGGTCCCGAGTCCTGTTTCACGAAGAGGGCAACCCCTGCCTCTCGTGTCTGCTGGTCGACGCTTTCGACCCAGGCGACGTCCATGGGGCGATGCCCGGCGCCGGTCTCGCCGCCGATGATGATCTGGTCGATTCCCCTACGAGCCGACCCGCGGAACGGGCCGCGCCAGCGGTCGGCGGCCTTGCGCTTCGCGGTGTCTGGCACGTAGCAACCGATCGCTCCTCGTTCGCCGCCGAAGTAGGCGGGTCCAAGCGCTGGTTCGTAGCTGATAAACCGTACCGCCGCCGGGCAGCGCAGCAGGTGCGGGATGCGCTCGTCTGCGGTCTCCTGGTTCTCGACGCTGGTGCCGAGTTCGACGTTTGGGAGCGGCCACTCCCACAGCAGGCCAGCGGGCCACGAGATCCCGAGCTTCTGCATCGCGTCGATGCAAGTCAGGATAGCGCTTCTGCCAAGCTGCGAAGCGGCCCACTCGAACCACTCCGCTGCCCGGCCCGGGCGCTTCGTTAGGATCAAGTGAGTGTGTTCCCGGCTCGCCCACATCACCCCGAACATCGCCGCGATCTGCTCGAAACTCAGTGTCTCGTGGAACAGGTCGCTCATGGAGTTGACGAAGTAGGTTGTGGGGCGCTTCCGTCGCAGCGGCTCGCTCAACTTGTCCGGGATGAGGATCGCCTTCCCGCTCCACCGCGGCAGGGCCTTGCCGTCGCGCCACTTGACCGCCTCCATGTAGGCGCGCTGGGTCGGCGTACGCTCGGCCTCCGGGCGTGCCACGGCGGCGTTGGCAATCCGGGCGGCCATCACCTCGGCGTAGCAGTGCAGGCAACCGGGGCTGACGCGGTTGCAGCCGACCACCGGGTTCCAGGTCGCGCCGATCGTGCCGGGCCTGTGGGTCCACTCGATCGAGGTTTCCTGGCTCAAGCCGCCCTCCGATCGTCGATCCGGAACCGTTCGCGTAGCCCCTCGATCGCGCTCTCCGGGATCGCGTGAAACAGCTCGATCAGCCCTTCCTCCGCGACGTCCCCGGCGAACCAATCCTCGAGGAACGCGACCGCCGGGTGCTTGTCTTCTCGCAGCAAGGCCTTCGCTCTTCCCCACGGCCGGCGGATCGAATCGCCCTGCGCCTTGTGCGAGCGGAGGGCCTCGATCACCATCCCCGTCGACGTCAGATCGCCGGCGTCAAGCCGCGCGGCAAGCGCCTCGATCTGGCTGTTCGGCAGGCCGCGCAGCAGCCGGGCGTTCGCCTCGGCGATCACCTCCAGTTGCACGAGCCTCAGGACCGAATCCGGAAGCTCGAGCATCGACAGGAGCTGTGAGCCACGAGTCGGCGAGACTCGCAGACGGGCGCAGGCGTCGCCGTGCGAGTAGCCGTAGACGTCGATCAGCTTCCGCAAGGCGCAGCCCTTGTCGTAGGTGGTGAACGAGCGGCCGAGGTTTTCATCGAGGTTCGCCTCGATTGCGCTCTTGGTGTTGAGCGTTCGGAGCGTCGCCCGCAGTGGGATTGGCGCGAGCAGTCCCCAGCGCTCGGGCTCGCGATTGATCATCTTGATGGCGGCGACTCTGCGATAGCCGGCGGCCAGCCACGTCCGGTTGTCGTGGCCGCGGTAGACCACGACCGGCTGAAGCTGGCCGCGGTCGGCGATCAGGCGTGCCAGCGACTCGACAGACTCGTCAGTCACGGGTGCCCGGAGGTTGTCGCCGAGCACGATCCGGTCGATCTCTTCCGGGGGGAACCTGACGCCGTCGTCTCGCTTGGCGCCGTCGAGGCGAACGGGCATCAGGCCACCCCCCGGCGAGGCATCGGCAGTACGTCACCCGGCTTCGGCTCCGGCACGGTCGCCTTCGGCAGGCTTGGCCCGACCGGCTCTCGGCAGTCCGCCATTCCCGAGCACTTCGGCATCCGCCCGCCGGCCCACTTCGCCAGCGGCGGCGGATCGTTGCGCTGCTGCCACCGAGACCGCAGCGTCGGCCAGAGCGCGATCAGTGCGGCGAGGGCGAATCCCCCGGCGGCGCTGGAGATGTATCCGAACATCAGCGATCCTCCTTCCTCTTCGTCATCCCACGCCGGTATCTCGGGCATGGTTCGAAGGCTCTGTCCAGTTGCGGGTTCTCCGGGCTTTGATCGTTCCGCCGGTAGTGCCAGCCCTGCCTCCCGTAGGTCAGGGGCGGGTTCAGGTGCGGACAACCGCACGAGGACTCGCGCTCGAGGCGGGAGGCGGCGGTCACGCCGCAGCCTCCGCTCTCCCGGCCACGATCCGGACCGTGCCGCCGACCGCAGCGGCGATCCGCTCCAGGTAGGTGACCTCGACGGTGTAGGCGAAGGGCTCGCTCGGAGCCACCAGCGCAAGGTCGTGCTCGCCCTCGGCCTCGACTGCGGCGAGCGGCCGAATGAACGTCTCCCACTCCTCCGGATCGACCTCGGCGCGCAGGACCTCGACGGCCGCGCCCCACCGCTCGCGCTCCGCCCCGTTCGCCGGCCGGTAGGTGTCTCGAGGCGGGGCCGGCGGCGGGATCGCGCGGTCGCCCGGGGCCTGAAGCTCGCGCAGTTCGGCCCACGCCGACTCGACCGCCGAAGCGCAGTAGCGGAGCGAGTTCACCGGCCCGCGGTCGCCACGCTCGCGGCGGCGCTCGAACACGCCGGCGATCTCGGCGAGCACCAGGTCGAGCGGGACGCCGGCGGTGTGCCAGCCGCGGGCTGCTTGGTAGTCCGGTGGCGCGAGCAGACACCCGGAGCCGCGGAGACGGAGGAACGTCTCCTCGATCGCGTGGAAGTAGGCCATCTCCTCCGACTCAGCAGCAGCAGCCGGGACCCCTCCTGCGCGCGCTTCCCCTACCTCTGCTGCTGCTGCTTCTGATGGGCTAGATCCTTCTCCGGAAAGGGAACAGGAAGAGGAACAGGATATTGTTCGCTTCCCGTTCGCTTCTCGTTCGTTTTCGTTCAACGTCCGTTCAACGTCCGTTGAACAGTCGTTCGAAGGTTTCGCCTTACGGCGGCGGGACTTTCCAGAGGCTATCCCGGCGATACGCGCCTGCTTGCGGGACGCGCGCTGCTTTTTCAGCCACGATTCCCGCTCAGAAGCGAGTCGCGGATTGACCAACCGTTCGCCGTCGTTGGCGTGTCGTTCGAAGCACCCGCTCAGCGCCGGCCACACCTCCCTCTCGAACTGCTCGGGGGTGTGCGCGCGGGCTCCGTCGTTGACGATCACGGCGAGCTTGCGCGGTTCCGCCGGCACGCTCCCCTCTTCCCACTGGTGGGAGAGGAGGCGGAGGTAGGCAGCGACCTGTTCGCCGTTCATCATCTTGACGTTCTCGTCGCCCCAGAACGCTCTGGGGTCGAAAAGGAATGGCCCCGATAGGCTCACGCCGTGCGGTCCCTCCGCCAGGTCTCCATCGCCTCGTGTAGGTCGAGCACCCGCCCAACCTCGTGCGCCCCATCCCACCTGATCAGCCAGGCCACTACATCCCCCGGAGTCCCGAGGTAGATCGACTTCGGTATCGACACCGGCGCCGAGCGCAGCATCGGGTAGCGCAGCTCGGGCGGGATGGCTACGAGCCGCCGCGCCAGGTCCTCGGCCGAGCACGCGGTCTGCGGTCGATCGGCGACAGCGGCCAGCATCGCGGCCACCGCGGCGAGGTCGATGCCGTGGTCGGCCTGGAAGGTCAGGATGCCCCGGTCGTGCTGCTCCCGGTGGAGGCGTCTCGAGAGGGGCACCAGGTCGCGCCACGCGCCGCCGGCGCCTGTGCTGCACACGTGGGCCGGGTCGGAGGGCGGCAGCGCGCCAGAGACGCAGCAGCGCAGCGCCTTGACCCTCTCGCCGTGCGGCCCGAACTGCTGGGCGCGCAGCTTCTCCCGGCGGTCGGGGTTGGACCGGCGGAGGCGGGAGGGGCGGAGGGTCGAGAACGGCATCAGGCGCCCTCCGCCTCTGGCGCGTACTCGTGGTCCCAGGGCTTCGAGCCCGGTGGACACCCGAAGGCCGGACCGTGCAGGGATACGTGCGGCCCCTCGCCGCAGATGGTGCACTTGGGCAGACAGTTGCACAGTGAAGTTCTCGCGTGGCGATGGCCGCGCACGTCGAGGCGCGGGCACTCATCCAGGTCAACGGCGCCGGGCATCTAGTCCACGACCTCCCCGTCGATCACTTCCTCCGGCGCCGGCGGCAGGCCCAGGAGGTTCCGCGGCATCTTCCCGGCCTCCAGTGCCGCCCGGAGCCTCGGCAGTGCGTAGGCGGCGACTGTGTGCCCGGATGGGAGCACCAGGTGGGCGAGAAACTCTTCCTCGAAGGTCGATATCTCGGCCTCGACCGCCTCGAGCTTCGCCTTGACGACCAGGGCGAGGGCGCGCCAGCGCTGGCGGCAAGCCTGCTCCCACGCGGCATGCGCGGCTTCAGCCGCCCGGCGCAGCCCCTTCGCGGGCGTCCGCGTGAACTCGGCGTCGTCCTTGGGCGGCAGCGGCACCTCGAAACGGACGCACCAGCGCTGGAATCGAAACTGCACGATGGCGCGTTCGGCCTCGGTCCAGTAGCCGAAAGCATCGGCGCCGTAGCGCCCGAGGATGGTCTCGATCTCGGCGCGGGACCTCTCGACGGAGACGGACGTGGCGGCGGCGTAGCGGCTCATAAGCCCTCTCGCGGGGTCTTCCCGTCGTTGAATCCGCCGCCGACGTACCAGTCCCACTCCCACCGCTCGTCAACCGCTTCCGTCTTGCCGCGGCTTCCTGGCCGCTCCCGGTAGCTGTAGCAGGCCATGTCGCCGAAGTCCCCGGCGTAGCTCCGCGCCTCGTGGTCGCTCTCGCAGGCCACGAGCACGAGGGATTCGTCGGGCGGCCCGTTCTGGCCGCAGTCCCCGCAAGCGCGGGCGTCGTAGAGGAGGTAGACGCGGCTCATAAGCCCTCCCTCGGCGGCAGGCCGGCGCACTCGCGCAGGCGGCGGGCGGCGTGAGCGATCGCAACGCCGACCGTGCCAGCGGCGCACAGCTCTTTGAGCAGCGACGGCCCCCGCTCTTCCGCGCCGACACCGGCATCGCGCGAGAACTCCTCCAGCTCCTCGATCCGCTCCAGTAGCCCGCCGGCAGGCGCGGGCGCGGCGGCGAGGGGGCAGTCGCCTGAGTGCAGGGGGAGATCCCCTGGGTGAAGCTCTTCGCCTCGCCAGTTTTCGCAACACCAGCCTCGCATCAGGGACCACCGCAGCCCCGCCTCCCGCGCCCCCGCAGCGGCCAGCTCGGCCACATGGCGCTCGATCAGATCTGCTGCCGCCGTGAGCAGGCCCTCGCCGCCCATGCTCGCGAGCAGGTGGCCTCCCTCGATCAGCCCGGCGAGCCGATCGATCGCGGCATCAAGGCGCCCGCGCACAGCCATCACGCACCCCCGCCCGGCGTGCTCGCCGCTTGGATGACGTCGGCCAGTCGACCGCGGGCGTCGGCCAGCTCGGCGCGGAGGGTGGAGATCTGGGCGAAGCGTGAGGCGGCGAGGATGCGGGCGTCGTCTCGCTCGGCGCGGAGGCTCGACGGCTCGTGCGGCGAAGTAGTCGGCACGGCCCAATACCACACCTCGTCGCGCAGCATCACTCCCTCGGCGTGCGGGTGCGGCTTCGCTTCCGACGGGGCGTATTCCCACCACTCGCGGCTCGCGGTCACGACCGCCGTGCAGCACCCCGGGAAGCAGGCACGCTCCGGAAGTGACCACTTCCACCGGCCGCTCGATTCGATCCATGTCGGTGGCGGCTCGACTGGAATCAGTGTCCGCCCGCCCGCCGCCGGCTGCGCGGCGCAGTGGTCGAGGGCGACCCGGGCGAGGGCGTAGAAGTCGGGATCGACGGGCGCGACCCCCGCCTCGTAGCCCTCTCGACAGAGCGCTGCCTCGGCGGGCGGCATGAGCACCCACGGCACCTCCCGCAGCTTGCGCGCCAGCTCGGCTACCTGTTCGTCCGTGCTCACCCCTTCCCTCCCTTCTTCGCCTTCGCCGCCCGGGTCAGGATCTCGGTTTCAACCACCTCGACCCGCAACCGGGTTCCTACCGGCGCCTCCGCCAGCATCCAAGTCAGGCGCTCACGTAACCCGTCGCCGGGAACGTGGTCGACCAGGTCGACGTGCTTGACTCCGTCCTCGGAGATTTCCAGTGCTCTTGTCATGGTTCACCCATCAATTGAACGTGAGATTTCAGCTTCGGCTCGCACGGCCGCGGCGACCGATTGAAGCGCTGAGAGCTGCGCTCGCCGCGACCGCACCGCTTCATGGGCAGCCTTGAGCATCGCCTCTGCCTCGTGGGCTGCGCGACGCTCTTTGGAGGTGTGCAGATCTACCCACCGCCGCTTGTCATCGACGGTCGGCCGTTCGATGCCTTCGCCGCGCAGTTGATCGACACTCTGAAAGTGCCGGGTTGCTTGTGCGAGCCGGTAGGCATCCTCGGACTCGGCCCACCGCGTGGCCTGCTTGGCCAGCAGTTCGAGGCCCTTGTCGAGAGACCGGATCAACCGAGTCATCTCGGGGATCAGGTCCGCAGCGGTGGGTAGATCGGTGTTCATGGTTAGAACGGAATGTCGTCGTCGTCAGGCACGGGCGAACCGTCGTCGAAAGAGTCCGCGCCGCCGCTGTCGGCGGGCTCCGGGTCTCCGCCTTGCGAGCGTCCGCGCGAGAGCGCTCCGCCGGGAACCTCGTGCTCGTGGAAGAAGTTCAGCTTGGTGTAGGTCTTTCCGTCCTGCCCGCTCTCGTGCGCGCAGTTGGCCCACACCTTGAGACCGACGATCCATCGGCCCGCGACGGTTTCGTCTTCCAGGTCGCCAAGGCCGACGTTCGATCCGTCCATCTCGCCGAGGTCAACCCCGGCTCGCGCAAGGAAGCGAGCAAGCACCCAGGACGCCTTGTCGCTCAGGGTGAACATGGTGGACGCTTCGGAGCCTTCTTCGTCCTTGAGGATCACCAGGAGTTGCGGGTCTCCGGCTTTCGACTGGAAGTTGCGCGACTCCGTCCCCCGCATCACCTTGACCGCTTCGTAGCGGTGCCACCCCTCGGCCGACTTAGGAGGTCCGTCCTGGTCTCGATCAGTCCAGTACCCCATCACGCCACCTCCTGCTGCGGGCCGCGGAGGTAGACGCGGATGAACTCCAGAGCCCTTTCCGCCTTGTCGGCCGGCAGGTCTTCCGGATCGTCGTATCCGGCCATCGCCTTGTCGACCCTCAGGGACTTGATCTCATCGGGCCTGAGACGGGCGAGCAGGGTGCGAAGCTCTTGCGCCTGCTCAGGGCTCGCGAGCGTGACGCTTTCGACGCCGCGCTCCAGCTTCTCGGCGCCGTACCGCGCCGCGATCGACTCATAGGACCACGGGAAGGTCTCGCCATCCGGGAAGGCAGCAAGACGGGTCTTCGCGACGAATGCCGAGCGTTGCGGGTTGCCGCGCTCGCGGTCGAGCTGCAACCACAGGTCGAACGCATAGTCCAGCTTCTTCCAGCCGTCGAAGGTCTTGCCCACGACCTTCATTTCGTCGCCGTACTCGTTCTTCTCGTGGGCGGTGACGATCACGTTCATGTCGAGGTTCATCAGCAGCCCGAACAGCCGCTTGAACACCTTGCCGGCGTGGGCGTAGTGACGACCCCACTCCGAACCCTCAACCGCTTCGCCTTCCTCTACCGCCTCTTGCCAGAGCGGCGTTACGGAGTCGATCACGAGGGTGAGGTACGGATGGTCATCGGCGATCAGCGAGCGTACCTCCCGGATCACTTCGTCCGGGGAAGAAGACTCGAACACGGCGCCCCCGCTCGCTTCGATCAGGTCGCCGTAGTGAACCGATCCTCGCTCCGTGTCGATCACGTAGGGTTTCGGCATTTTCATTGCGGCCGTCGTCTTGCCGACGCCCGCGGCGCCGGACATCAGGAGCTTGAGTCGTTGGACCCTCTCCTCTGGTTTTTTCCCTCTCAAGGCCATCTGTCTCTCCTTTTCTGGGCCGTCATGAGGCCCGCTTCATCGTTTCGAGCTGCGCCGAGACAGGCTCGACGCAAACCGCAAGGATGAAAGCCATTGCTCACAGGAAGTGGTCGGTGCAGGGCGAGTCCTCGCTGTAGTCGTAGCGCTCGCTGTCGTTCTCTGGCCGCGGTGGCTGGCGTCGTTCGCGGTAGACGTGCTCGCTGCCGCAGACCGGACAGGCGTGCGTCTCGGTGTAGTACCAGCAGCCCTTCCCGCTGCGCCGGTCGGTGGCGCGCTGCTCAGCCGTGATCGGCATCGCCGCCTCCCCCGGGAGCGGTCAGCGCCGCCTTCGCGGGGAGCCCACAACCCATCTCCGCCGAACATTGGTGCGCCACCGGCTCAGGAGCCCCGACGAATCGCCCGGGTCCCTCCATCGCCCGCCGGCTTTCTTCATCCGCGGCCTGCTGGTCGGCCTGTTCGCCCGCGACGTCGAGCACGATCCGCTCGACCCGGTGGTAGATCGCCAGCAGCCCCCGGCGGTACTCAGCCGGGACGCGGCTCGCGGCGAAGTCGAGAGCGGTCAGCGCCCGCTCGAGATCGGTCAGCGGGTTGGTCCCTCCCGGCTCCGGCTCCGCTGCCGCGACAGTCCGTGCCCGGGAGATCAGCGACCCCGCCAGCGAGTGCCGGGTCACCAGATCGTCGAGGATTCCCTCGGCTCCCGCGATGCTGTTGCTGATGGCGAGGTGCGCGGTGTAGTCGCGCTCGGTTTCCGGCCCGGCCAGCTCGGCCAGCAGGCGAGCTGCTGCGGATCGGGTGGCGGTGGCGCCGAAGAGATCGGCCCCGAGACGACGCTCGATGGCGGCGAGGTAGGGGGCGCTCGGGCGGTGGCGGGTCATGCGGCCTCCGCGAGCGGTCGCCCGGCGATGCGCGCAGAACGCCACGCCTCGCCCCGCCATGCCCTTGAAACAGTATTTTTTCCGATCCCGTGAAGCCGTGCTAAAAGGCAACACGATGCCCGCCCGCGCATGAACCGGATGACCTTCACGGCTTCGGGATTGAGCTTGGCGCTCCAGTTCTTTTCTCCGCTCTGACAAGCCCCCCTCAGGCGCCCCTTGTCGTTCATGTCTCGCATGTTGTCGTCGTGCGTCCCTAGCCAAAGGTGGGCGGGGTTCACACAGCCAGGGTTGTCGCATGTATGAAGTACCCACAGGCCGGTCGGAACAGGCTCACCCGCGGCCAGCTCCCAGGCTACGCGGTGAGCTTTGAGCGTCGTCTCGCTGCCGCCTCCTACCCAGATTCGTCCGTAGCCATATAGATCACGGGAAGCCGTCCACGGCCAGCACTCGTCAGGGCTGCGGCGGTTAACCTTTGACCAGAAGCGATCTGCTAGAGTCTTGCGAGCCATTTCATCCCTCCTTTCCAGGGGTGGTGGTTAGCGACGCCCGCTCAGGTGCTCGCCTGGCGGGCGCCGTCGTTTGGGGTGGTCGAAGCCCCGATCTCGCTCGGGGCGGGCGCCTGGTGCCGGGCATACAGGGGAATGACCGACTCGCGAGCGGGAGTCCCATCGTGCCCGGCTGTCCTCGCCGCCAGGATCGGCGCCAGGAGTTGCTCCCCGCTCGGGTGACCGCTCGGGCACAGGGCCGCGCGCTCATGGCTGCGGAGCGCGGGAGAGCGGATTTCAGGTGGGGTTACGGTTCGGTGGGTGCGATTCGGGGGCATCGCAGACGCCGAAGCGGTCGCCCAAACGGGGAGCTGGTTCATGCGGCGATCTCCGCGCCGCGCTCGTCTCGGCCGTCATCCAGACACCCAAGATCAGGGCTCACCCGGCAGCCCGAGCAGTTGACCTCGGCAGGCGTGCCACGGAAGAGCGACACGTACGAGTCGTGGATCGTGTGCAGGGGCACGGCGGTCCGCGGCGCATCGTCCCGGGCGATCGCGAGCCCGCAGGCTGTCGAGGTCAGGCCGGCAACGTTCCGCCGGCATCCCTCGTAGCGCGCGGGGCGGGAGGTGGCGTGCGTGACGCCGTCGCGGGTTCTCGCGATCCAGAGCACGTCAAATTCCCCCTGCGCGCCGGTCGAGGTATGCGCGCCGCAGGGCATCACGCTGGCCGCCGGTCAGGGCGCGGTAAGCGTTGAATACCTCGCCGCGGCAGTGCTTCCACGCCCAGGCGTTGCGGATGTCTGGTGGTCGACCGAGCAGCCAGCAGGCGGCGAGAAAGGCGTTCTGCTGGCCAGACGACCAGAACGCCGGGTCGAACATCTCGGCGAGGCGGTTCGGCACGGGCTCGGGCGGCTGATCCGGCAGGACGATCTCAGCGGGCATCGCGCACCTCCGCGGCCTGGCGTCGCACCCGCAGCGCCTCGACGCTCAGCAGAGCCGGGCGAACGTCGCGGGTTCTCGCGATCCAGAGCACGGCTACCGCCCCCTCTTTTCCGCGGCGGCGGTGATCGCCTTGAGCAGACGCTTCCGGGCGCGGGTCGTGGCGGCGTCGGTCAGCACGTCGCGGACGGCTAGCCGGTCGATCGCCGCGGCGTCTCTCTGGAAGTGATCGAGGGCACCGCTCTCGACCCGGAGCCCCGCTTCCCGGAGTTGGTCTCGAAGCGGTGGCGCGAAGACGCCGAAGCGGAGGGATAGCCGATCAGCCATCGGCGGCCTCCCGTCGATCCCTCGGCGCCTCGACGCTCAGCTCGTAGAGCCGGGCTCCGGGGGCCTCGACGAAACCAGTGCCGCGGCAGATCGAGCAGTCGGGATCGGGAGAGCGGGCGGCGCCGGGCCTGCGCGCCATCACCGGCCCGCCCGGGGTCGCCAGCTCGATGTCGTACTGCAGGTCGGCTGAGCACGCGCACGGCACCTCGGAGGCGGCCGGATCAGCCGAGCACCAGCAGCAGGGCTCGGCGAAGGCTGTGAAGGATTCGCACGCCCCGCAGATCACCTTCCCGGCGTCGGCAGCCTCTCGGGCGGCTCGACGGTCGCGCTCCAGGGCCTCCCGCTCGCGCAGCTCTCGGGCGTTGCGCCGCCCCAACCCCTCTACCGAGCCCCGGGACTGGTCGGCAGCAGGGGTCACGTCTGCCGCGTCCCGCACTCCGAGGCTCGATGCAGGGGTCGGGGTGGTGTTCATGCACCAACCCCGGGCACGGGCGCCAACAGGCGCCGGGCGGCCCGATCGCCCCACGGGTTGTCGGCGAGGTCGACGATCTCTTCCTCCCACCCGGGATGCTCGCCACCGGCAAATCGGTAGAGGTAGAAGTCGAGGCGCGGATTGTCACCGACCAGGAAGGGGGACTCAGGTTCGATGCCCAGGTCGCGACACACCGCGCAGAGTGGGCACCAGTCGTCGTCGTCGCGCAGCCCCTTTGGCGTCAGGCTGAATCGCTGCGCCGTCAGCGGCCACTGCCGCCAGAACATCGCCTCGGTCAGTTCGGTCGTCATGACGCACTCCGCAGCGCGTCGAGCATCTGGCGCTTCTCACTCTCCAGCACGCCTTCGTCGATCTCGAAGTAGCTGGCGAGCAGGCTGGTGATCGGCTTGTGGACCGTCCGGAGGTGGTGCCCGTGGTAGCGCGCAAGATGCCATCCCTGCTTTTGCAGCCAGTCCAGGAACTCGCCGATCTCCTGGCTCTTGTCGGAGATGGCAGCCAGCTTCTCGTGCTCGGGATAGGCCATCACGCCGCCTCCTTGAGCGCCGCCCGTGCCTCACGCTGCGGGTGACGCCTCGCCGGCCTCCCCGCGGCTCGCGCTCGCTCGGCTCCGATCACCCGCTCGACCTCGGCGGTTCGCGCCTTCCACCAGCCGGCCTCCGCCTCCATCGCCCGGGCGGTCCGGTACAGGGGCAGGAGGGCGAGGGCGGCGAGGGCGAGGATGAGGAGCAGGGCGCCCATCACGCCGCCTCCCCGGTGGCCGATCCGTCCTGGGGGAGTTGGTCGGCGGGGGTCCACCGCCGCGACTCGACGCCGTACAGCATCTCGATCAGCGCGCGGTTGTCGCCGGACGGTCTCTTGATCCCCGAGATCCACTCCGAGAGGACGCTCGGCGAGACGCTGAGAGCCTCCGCCATGTCCTTGCGGCGCATGCCCCGCTCTTCGCAGATTCGGGCGAGTGTCGCGCCCGCCAGTTCGTTCTTCATGGGCGAAGTCTCCCACGGCGAACGAACCGTGTCAAGCACTTTCGGCGAGAAAGTCGCAGATAGCGGAGAACTCGCCTACATTGAGAGAGTTACGGGGTAGGTGCGCATGCACACTTGATTCGCACGCGGCGAACGAGTAGGATCTTCGCCCCATGCGAATCGCGGAGCGCATCGGACCGGCCCTAGAGCGACTGCGGCGAGAGCGCGGCCTCACCCAGAGCGAGGTCGAGAGGCGGGCTGAGATGACGCCGCGCTCGCTGACGAAGTACGAGCGGCCACGACGCTCATATTCGTGGTCGTCGATCGAGAAGATCCTCGACGCCCTCGACGCCGACCTCCTGGACCTGTACCAAACCCTGACCGGCGAGCCGCCGTCCCCTTCGCCGCCTCCGCCGCCCGTCAACGCTGAAGGCGCCGATGAGCCGATCGACAGATTCGCAGTTCGGCTCGCCGTCGAGGCACTGCGAGACCGCGGGGCCGTAAAGGAGTTGAAAGAAATCGCGATGTCTGGCAAGCTCCCCGATCTACAGCGCGCGGGTGAGACATCGGGGCGGGTAGACAAAGGGACAGCCCCCGTGCGCGGGAAAGCGGCCCGTGGGAATGGGAGCTAAGTTGGATCGCCACCTACCAACCCTTGCTGACCTCAGCATGCTCCCCTCGAGGGCGCGATGCCACCGCCTCGAGGTCAGCGACGATCTGCGCACGCCGGGCCTGCTGGAGCTGCTGATGGTCGAGGCCCGAGGGCGCGGCCGGCGGGCGATCGGGTGGGCCTACTCCGCGATCTCCGCCGCCGAGCGGCCGGAGGACCAGGCCCTCGGCTACGCCCTGCTCGGTCAGGCGCTCCGCCGGGAGGCGTGCCTCTCCGCCGCGGCCAGCGCGTTCGACCGGGCGGCCGACCTGATCCCCGCCGAAGGTGACCCGGACCTCCGCGCCGAAGCGCTCGGCCTGGTCGGCAGGTGGCGTCAGCACCTCCGGGACTTCGACGCCGCCGGCGAGCTGCTCCGCGCCGCCCTCGACCTCATGCCGCCGGGCACCGATCGGCACCTGCATCTGCGGATCGCAGAGGCAACGCGGCGGGGGCAGGCCGGCCAGCCGGGGGCGGCGACGAACGCCCTGGCAACGATCGCCCTGGAACTGCGCGAGCGGAAGGCGGCGGACGAATGGCTCGATCTCGTGGTCGGGCACAACCTCGCCTCCATGCTCACCCTCGCCGGCGAGCACGATCTCGCCCTCCGGACCCTGATCGAGCTGCGCGCGCTCTACCTCCGGACCGCCGGCCAGTCCTACGCCTACAAGGCCAACTGGCTCGCCGGCCGGATCGCCCTCGACCTCGGACAGCACGAGGCGGCGGACGCGCAGCTCTCATCCGTCGCTGCGTCGGCCAACCTCCGCGACCCGATCGACTGCGGCCTACTGGAGCTGGAGCGGGCACACGCTGCACTCGGCTGCGGCCGGTGGGCGGAGGCGGGTCAGCGGGCAACCCGGGCGGCGGGTCTACTCGGAGGCCTCGGCATCCGCGTCGAGGCGACGGCAGCGGCGATCACGGCAGCGGAGGCGATCCAGGCTGGGCAGGTGCAGGCGCTGGCTGCGGTGGTCGCCGCGCGGCGGCGGATGGGGGCGTAGCCCGTGCTAAACTCGCCGTTGATGCTGTCGCCATCGTCCATCCCTTGGCCCGCGACCTTCGACGGCGTGCCCTACGCCTCCATCGGCGAGCCCTCGATCGAGCAGCGCACGAGGGAGTTGATCGCTGCCAAGGCGCTCAAGCTCGCAACAGACTGGATGCGCTCCAACCCAGGACGCGGGACTCCCCGCATCCTGATCGTGTGGCCTGAGCCGTCGGCCGAGCAGAGTGTCGTCCACCTCATAGTCGACGAACACTGCACTGGACACCTAGAATGGGGACCGGAGGTGAGACCATGAGACGGTGGCTGTTCCGCAATCCTTACCGGCGTACCACCCTCAAGGCGCTGGCGGTTCGGATGCCGCTCCGCTGGTGGCGGTCATGGGCGCGGCTGCTCTGGAAGACGCGCCAGCACCCGCGGCTGCGGCGCGCCGGCTGGATCGCCCACATGTACCGCCACGCCTACGCGCAGAGCCTGATCGTCGCGGTCGACGCGGCTCGGCGGCTGAGGCGGTTCGGCTCGCGCGAGGAAGCGACACGCGCCCAAGTCCGTTCCTTCAACGCACGCCTGAGGCTCAACAGCATCGGCGCTCAGGAGCGGATCGCGCAGTTGCAGCAGCAGCTCGCCGAGGTCGGATAGCGGCCGAGCCTGGGGGCGGTCGGACTCGGCCGCTTCAACCTCTAGCCCCCGGGGTCGATCTCCGGCCCCGAGTCCCCCTCCCCTCCCCCGTTGCTCTGCTCCGGCGGAGCGGCCGGCGCCGGCGGACCGAGCACCGCCCCGACCATCGCCTCCACCCACCCCCGCACCACCTCCACCCAGGATCGCTCCATCCGCTCCTGCTCGAGCGGCGCCGCGACCGCCGGCACCGCCCCGATCAGTACGACCGCGACTACCAGACAGATGAGCTTGCGCATGTGCTCCCCCTTCCGAGCTGGCGGCACGGCCGAGATTGGCCGGGACGCCAGACCCTTCGCCCCCTGAGTGTATCGGCTTATCGAGATGGGAGCATGGGGTTGCGGCCGGCGGGGTGCGGGAGTAGGCTCGGGCGCAGTGACGAAGACTCAGGGGCGGGCCAAGTCTGCGGGTAGCGGTTGCATAATCGCTGGCGTCTCCGTCGTCGGAGGATGGCTGGTTTTGGTCGCCTTCGTCGTCTTCGGCGGTGGCGTCTTCAGCGGGGTTGACCGGCGCCAGCCAGCCAGCACCTCTCCGGTAGAGGAGGAGGCCGAGGTGGCCCCGGAGCCTCTGCACAGCAAGGTGGAGGCGTACGTTTACTGCAAGATGCTGGTGCGCAACAGCCTCAAGGCACCGGCTACGGCCGTCTTCCCTCGGGAGTCCTACACCGATGTGACGGTGGACCAGGGGGGAGGTCGGTACTCTGTACGGTCCTACGTAGATGCTGAGAACTCGTTCGGTGCGCTGATCCGAAGCCGGTACGAGTGCACCGTCAAGAGCGTCGGGAGAAAGCGGTATGAGGTGGTGAACTTGGTGATCGGTTGACCCCCGGACACGATTCCCGGCACGACCCCTGCAACGCGCCCGCCCGCGTCTCAAGATCTACCTCTCTGAGATCTTCTTCTTCGCTGGTAGGGGTGTAGAGAGAGACTCCTATCAGCACCAGGGCGCGCGAGACCCCTCCGTTCAGGGGATCAGATCTGATCACCCTCCGGGTCAGCAGCAGCAGCTCCCCGACCTCGCCGGTCGACCCCGGCGCGGCTCAAATGCGTTCACCACCTCAAGGTCCCCGTCTCCTGCTGGTAGACTGAATGCCGGTATGGCTCGCTCGCCCGCAAAGACTCGCCCTTCTCCCTCTCTTGAGATCCGCTACGTTCCCATCGCGGAGGCTGTGCCGTGGGACCGCAACCCCAAGCGCGACGACATCGGCTCCCTGGTGCAATCGATCCAGCGCTACGGCTTTCGCGACGCCCCGATCTTCGACTCCACGCTGGGCGCCATAGCAGCGGGAAACGGCTTCGGCCTGGAGATCAGCCCGGAGTACGTCGCGGTCATCCTCGAGCGGGCGGAGAAGTTCGGCCTCACGCCGAAGCTGGAGAGCGGCGATGCCTAAGAAGGGTGCCAAGAAGCGCCCCGCGGGTCGTCCCCGCTTCGAGTTCGACATGGGCCTCGTCGAGCGCTTGGCGCAGATCAGTTGCACGGACGGCGAGATCGCCGCGGCCTGCGGCTGCTCGGTTGACACCCTCGCTCGGCGCAGGGCTGATGAGCCCGGTTTTGCGGAGACCATAGAAAGGGCTCGCGAAGCGGGGAAATCCTCGCTTCGCAGGGCGCAGTGGAAGGCGGCCCTCTCCGGGGATCGGACCATGCTGATCTGGCTCGGAAAGCAGCACCTCGGCCAGCAGGACAAGTCTGCCCACGAGCACTCCGGTCCGGGCGGCGAGCCGATCCAGGTCAAGCGGATCGAGATGGTGATCGTCGATGCCGGCGACGGCGACAGCGGAACCAGCGCTCCGGATTGAGGTCCCGCGCCCTCTCCGCCCGCTGCTCGCGCCGGCGCGGTACAAGGGAGCGCACGGCGGCCGCGGTGGTTGCAAGAGCCACTTCTACGCCGGCCTCCTGATCGCCCGTGCCATGTCGCAGCCCGGGCTCCGGGCGGTCTGCATCCGGGAAGTGCAGCGCAGCCTCGAGCAGAGCGTCAAGCGTCTCCTCGAGGACAAGATCGAGGCCCTCGGCGTCGGCGCGCACTTCCGCGTGCTCAACACCCACATCGAGACGCCGGGCGGCGGGATCATCATCTTCCAGGGGATGCAGAACCACACCGCCGAGAGCATCAAGAGCTTGGAGGGCTACGACCTCGCTTGGGTCGAGGAGGCGCAGGCCCTCAGTCAGCGATCGCTCGACCTGCTGCGCCCCACGATCCGCAAGGAGGGGAGCGAGCTGTGGTTCTCGTGGAACCCCCGGAGTGCCAGCGATCCGGTAGACGCCTTCCTGCGCGGGGAGAATCCGCCGCCTGCGTCGGTGGTCGTCAAGACGAGCTGGCGAGACAACCCGTGGCTCCCCGATGAGCTGCGGGCGGAGCTGGAATGGGATCGCCGTCGGGACCCTGCCAAGTATGCGCACGTCTGGGACGGCGAGTACCTCCAGAGGACCGAGGCCCTGGTCTTCCGCAACTGGGAGGCCAAGGAGTTCGACACACCCGCCGATGCCCGCTTCTACTTCGGCGGCGACTGGGGGTTCTCGGTCGACCCCGCCGTGCTCGTGCGCTGCTGGATCGACGGCCGCAAGCTCTACATCGACGGCGAAGCCTACGCGGTGGGCTGCGAGATCGACTACCTGCCGTTCCTCTTCGGGGGCTGCGAGGACGGGGAGTTGCAGACGCTCTGCGCCGACGCCTGGAAGGCGATCCCTCGAAACTACCAGGCGTGGCGCGGGATCGAGGGTGCCCGGAAGTGGCCGATCATCGCCGACTCACAGCGGCCCGATACCATCAGCTATCTCAAGCGGCACGGCTTCCCGAAGATCGAGCCGGCGACCAAGGGGGCGGGGAGTGTCGAGGAGGGGGTCGAGTGGCTCCAGAGCTACGACGTCGTCGTTCATCCCCGATGCCGGCACACGATTGACGAGCTGTCGACCTACAGCTACAAGACCGACCGGCTCACCGATGAGGTGCTGCCCGTGCTCGAGGACAGTCGGAACCACGTCATCGACTCGGTGCGGTATGCGGTCGAGAAGGTGCGGCGCGGTCGCCTACCGAGCGGGACCTGCCAATTGCGCTAGAGTGAGAACCCATGGACGACATCAACACCCCCTCCCCCCAGTGGGAACACGCCGAAGAGGTTCGCCGTCTCCCCCGCCTCCTGATGAAGGGCACGCGCGAGCTGCGCAAGGACGACGTCGCGGCCGAGTACATCCCACAGGAGGCGGACGAGGATGAGGGCGAGTGGCGGATCCGCGTTCAGCGCTCGGTGATCTTCCCGTTCTTCCGGCGTGCGGTGGGGCGGGCTGTCAACTCCATCCTCGCCAAGCCGATGGTGCTGGCCGAGGATGTCCCGGAGCTGATTGCCGGCGTCGAGGGCGTCGAGCGCGACGGCTACTGGGAGGACATCGACTTGGAGGGGCACGACGGCAACACCTTCTGGGCCGCCGTGCTCAAGGATGCGATCGGAGAGTCCGGGATCTCTCACGTCCTGGTCGAGTTTCCGACTCGCCCGGAGGGGGCAACCGGTGCCGATACCGCTGGGCTCCGCCCCTACAACGTCCACATCAAGGACGCAGCGATCATCCATTCGCGGGCCGAGGTCGTGGCGGGGCGCAAGCGGCTGGCCGAGGTACGTATCCGCGAGCACGGCAAGGATGACGCCGGCGAGACCGTCGAGCAGGTGCGACAGCTCCTCGCCGGCGGTACTCTGGATGCAGAGGGCAATCCGATCGAGTTCGTCCGCTGGCTGATCTGGCGAGACATGGCGGATGGCCAGGCCAGGGACGCCAACGGCGCGCCGATCGAGGACTGGCGGGTGATCGAAGAGGGCCTGATGAGCCCGCACGTCGACATCCCGCTCTCGACGCTGCGGATCAACTCGACCGGATGGATGGCTGGCGAGACGCCGTTCGAGGATCTCGCCCATCTGAACATCCTCCACACGCAGAAGTACAGCGACACCTCAGAGAACATCCGGGTCACCAGCGGCGCGCAACTCCACCGCACGGGCATCACGAAGGAGGAGGCGTACAGCCAGCGCGCAATCGGCGCCAAGCGGTTGCTGTGGTCCGAGCCCCCGGAAGCTACGGCCGAGTGGTTGGAGCGCTCCGGCTCTGGTGCGGCGGTGGCCGACGCTGACCTCAAGCGCCTAGAGGACCGCATGGACGCGATCAGCAACGAGCCCCACGTCCGTCGCACCGGCGACGAGACGGCGACGGGGCGGGCGATCGACGCCAGCGAGGCGCGCACCGAAGTGCAGGCGTGGTCGATCGCGGTACGCGACCACGTCGAGGAGGCGTTCGGCTTCTGGGCAGTCTACCTGGGAGAGGCGACCGGCGGCTCGGTCGAGGTGCCGATGCCGCCGCGGTGGAGCGAGCACGGCGTCGACGGTCTGAGGTTCTTGGCCGAGCTGTACGAGGCGACCGGGTTACCGCGCGCGCAGACGATCCTCGAAGAGGCTCAGCGACTCGGCTACCTCTCCGATGGGGTGGACATCGAGGCCGAGGTGCAGGGCCTGGAGCCTCTGGAGCCTCTCCCGGTCAAGGAGGTCACCCCGGTCCCGGAGGCTGGGGCGGAGGTCGAGGAAGGCACCTAGCCCTTGTCCTCTCCCCTTGATCGCGCAGACCGTGCCGAGCGCTCCATCCGCGCCCTGGTCGTCCGGCACCTGACAGCTCTCCGACGGCGCGGCATCACCGATCCCAGCGACCCCGCGTGGCAGGGTGTCTTCGTCTCCCTCCGACGCGACACCGCCGAACGGCTGCGCCCCGCGCTCTACCGCGCCTATGCCGACGCGGTCAAGGCGGTGCGACTGCCGGTGGTCCGAGCGACCGTCACCGCCTACGCCGACGTACAGGCCCCGCTCGCTGCCAAGGCGTTCGCCGAGTCCCTGAGCGGTGACACCGCTGCCGCCTTCGCTGAGGCGCTGGTCCGCGCGGGGGTGAGCGTGGCGCCGGCTACGACGGCCCGCGCCACTCTCGGCGCCACGGCCAAGCAGGCGGCGCGCATCGCGCAGTGGGCCGAGCGAGCCCGGGCGGCTGGGCTGACCCAGCGAGCCATCGCCGAGGGGGTGGCGCGGCAGACGGCGGCGGCGATCCGGATCCGCGCTCGAGGCGCAGCCGATCGAGCCATCGCCGAGGCGATCAACGGCGCACGGCGGGATGCCTGGCAGGCGCAGATCGACGCCGGGAAGCTGCCGGCCACGATGCGCAAGCGGTGGGTGACTCAGGGCGACCAGAACGTCCGGCCGACGCACAGCGCTCAGGGCAGGGCTGCGGCGATCCCGTGGAACCAGCCCTACGCGATCATGGGGGTGATGCATCCCCCGAGCGACGATCCCGGATGCCGCTGCTACGAGGAGCCGGTGGTCAGCGGTCGGGAGCGGGGGAAGGCTCAGCCGCGGGTGCCGGCGCCGCGGGCGTTGGTGCAATGAGGTGGGCGACAAAGGGAGGGGGGCGGGCCAGTCCGCGGCTCGATCTCAGCTGGTTCGTCGGCCAGCCCCTCCCCCATCAACCTGAAACGATCCGATTCCACTCCATCAGCAGGTCTCCGAGCATCGCCTTGACCGCGATGATCCGGGCGCGCTTCTCGACCTGGAAGGGGCGGAGGGGGCGGCCAATCGACAAGTCGTGCTCATTGTGCTCGTCGACCGCCCCCTCCTGAGTCTCGGCGGCGGGGCCATCCGCACCACCGATCCCACGAAGGGCGTCGACCCCGCCGCCGTTGCTTGAAGTGTGCGCGGGCGAGGGGCCAGACACTCTCTCGCTCTCACCGTCTCCCTCGACCCCTCGCTCCCGCGCAATCCGTTCCTTCGCCTGATCGTAGACCCCGCGCCACGGCTCGACCCGCTGCCGGATGAGCTGCGCGGCGATCCCGACGTCCGGCATGAGCAGTAGCCCGCGGACCGCCGGCGCCCACGAGCCTTGAACGCCGCGCTTCTGCTTCGGCATCTTGCCGTCCGGGCCGACGTGCATCCCGCAGTAGTGCCACAGCGAGCGGACGCCGGTGCCGCGGCGGACGGCGCCGACCAGGGCGCCACACGGCTTCGCATCGCCGCGCTCGCCCCGGCCGTTCCCGTCGCCATAGACCGGGATCGGGCATTCCACCCCGGTCCAGTCGCTCGGGAGGTGGTGACCCTCCGAGCAGACGCGGCCGGGGAAACGCAGAGGGTCGCCGATCGCGGCCAGCAGGCGGGCCGTGTGAGCCGCCTTCGGGAAGCCGCGGTGCGCGGCCATCCACGAGTAGAGCGGGTGCTTGCGCAGCGTCGAGGCCATCCGCTTGCCGATCGCTTCGCGGAGGGCCAGAGCGCCGGCGGCGGACTGCTCGATCACGGCGCGCAGATCGGCGTCCGGGACGTGTAGAGCCCGGAGGGTCGCCGCCTGGTAGGCGCGGTGCTGGGAATCCCACTCGGAGGCGAGGATGCCGAGAGCGGCGGTGTAGGGGTCGCGGAAGCGTGAGGGGGCGACGCCAGAGCGAGTATCGGTCTCAGCTACGTCCTCGGCGTCGCCCCGCCCTCGCAACCCTGAGGGGCCGGGACCACAGTGACGCTCGATGCTCATGTCACTTCTCGATCCCGGCCCCAATCCGAAGGGGGGTGTGCGGCCACCTCGACCATCGATCTCATGAGTCCTTTCGACCATCACAGCCCCCAAGCCTTCGCCGCCTTCGCGTCCAGATCAGCGAGCACTTCGACGGGCAGGCCCTCGACCGTCTCCGCCCCGTGCTTGGCGACCAGGCGCGCCGCTTCCTTCGCCCACCCGATCCGCTTCTGCCACGTCGAGCGCTGCGCGGTCGCATCGGAGAGCAGCTTGCCCAGGTCCCCGGCGCTGAAGTGCAGCAGGGGCTTGAGCGTGCCGTCGGCGCCGACGTAGGGCTTGCCGAGGGCGCGATAGATCATCGTCGGGTTCCGGCCGTGGATCGCGTGCATGGGCTGGCGACCGGGCGCGCCTCCTTCGGGTTCGCTGCTGCCTGACGAGCGCCCCCGGTGGAGGGCGTCGTTGACCAGGCTGACCAGGCCGATCCGGAGAACGACTCGCGCTTCGTCGAAGGCGAGCACGTCTAGGTCGGCGCCTGTGACGGCTGTGCCCGGCGGCTCCCCCGACTCGACGCACCGCTGCGCGATCGCGTCGGCGATCTCCTGCACCCGCTCGCTGGCCGACTGGGCCGGCTTTAGAACAGCAACCGTCATGCCGTCGCCTCCTTCTCCTCGCCCTCATGGCTCCGCAGCGTCTCCAGGTCCGCTCTCTTGACCCGCCAGAGCCCCCCGACCCGGTAGGCCGGCAGCTCCCCACTGCGAATCAGCCGATAGATGGTGTCCGGGTCACAGCGCAACTCGGCTGCGACCTCCTTCGGTGCCAGGAATTCGCTTTCCATGCCGCAGATGGTGGCACGGTTCCGGTCGCTACTGAGTGTTAACAGATTTGCCCCGAGTTACCGCAAGCGCCGCGCCCGCTCTCCTCTCCCATGCGGTAAAAGTTCAACGGCGACCGCGCGGTCTCCGAGGGACCGCTTAACCAAACCGCCCGAGGCGGGAGGACCTATGCCAGGAATCGAGGAAGTTCTGAGCACGTCTCTCGACACGCTGGACGGCGTGCCGGAAGCGCTGCATCCGCTGTTCACGCAGGACGAGGACAGCGGGAAGTACCGCATCAACGGTGTCGCCCCGAAGGGCAAGCTCGACGAGTTCCGCACCAACAACCGCAAGCTCCACACCCGCGCCGAGGAGTTGGAGGCCAAGCTCTCCGACTTCGAGGGGCTGGACCCCAAGAAGGCACGGGAGGCCGAGGCCGAGCTGCGGAAGCTGCGCGACAAGATCGCGGCACAGGCGGCCGGCAAGGACGACGGCGAGCTGGAAAAGCTCCTCGGCGAGCGCACCGAGCGGATGCGCGGTGACTACGAGGGAAAGCTCGAAGCTCAGGCGACGAAGGCCAAGGAGCTGGAGGCCGATCTCGAGGAGACCCGCCTGACACTCGCCGCGCGGGTGATCGACTCGGAGGTAGCGGTTGCGACGGCCGGCGACGGTTTCGTGCCCCAAGCGATCGAGGAGGCGACGATCATCGCGGGCAGGATTTTCACGGTCCGCGAAGGGAAGGCCGTCGCGCTCGAAGCCGACGGGAAGCTGAAGTACGGCGCAGACGGCGAGAGCCCCCTGACGATCAGGGAGTGGCTCGCCTCAACCAAAAAGACCAAGCCGCACTGGTGGAAGGCGTCGGCGAACGGCGGTGGGAAGACCGCTGACGACGGCGACCACGGAGGCGGCAAGACCATGACTCGCGCAGAGCACGACCGGCTGGCGCAGACGAACCCGGCGAAGGTCCGGAAGTTCTTCGCGGAAGGTGGTCGCCTCACCGCGTGAGTCTGGAGGACTAGCAGTTGGCGAACACTCTCACGAATCTGATCCCCACGATCTACGAAGCGATCGACCAGGTGTCGCAGGAGCCGGTCGGGCTGATCCCGGCCGTCACCCTGGACGCCAGCGCCGATCGAGTGGCGGTCGACGAAACCGTCACCATCCCGATCTCGCCGGCTGCGACAAGCGAGACCATCACTCCGGCGAGCACTCCGCCCGACACCGGCGACCAGACGTTCGGGAACGTCACGATGTCGATCACGAAGTCGAAGGCCGTGCCGTTCCGCTGGACGGGCGAAGAGGTCAAGGGCATCGGCAACGGCCCGGGCTTCCGCAACCTCCGCACCGATCAGATCGCACAGGCCATCCGCGCACTGCGCAACGAGATCGAGGCCGACCTAGCGGCCACCTACACGACGTTCTCCCGCGCCTTCGGGACCGCCGGGACGACCCCCTTCGGTTCCAGCCTGGCGGACAGCGCGCAGGTACGCAAGATCCTCCAGGACAACGGCGCGCCGATCAACGAGGGCATCTCGCTCGTGAGCGACACGAGCGCGGGTGCAAACCTCCGCTCCCTCGCCAACGTCATCCAAGCGAACCAGGCCGGAAGCGACGCCACGCTGCGTCGCGGCGTCCTGCTCGACGTCCACGGCATGGCGATCCGCGAGAGCGGACAGATCGACACCCACACCAAGGGCACCGGGACGGGCTACCTCCACGACCCGCCGGCCGGAGCGACGCAGCCGGTCGGTACGACCGCCCTGCACGTCGACACCGGGGCGAACACGATCGTCGCCGGCGACGTCGTGACCTTCACCGGAGACCTCAACAAGTACGTCGTGGCCTCCGGCTTCGTCGGGGACGGCGACGGCGACATCGTGCTCGCGGCCCCGGGACTGCGCCAGACGCTCGCCAACGACGTCGCCATGACGATCGGCGCCAACTACGCCGCGAACATGGCTTTCCATCGCTCGGCGATCATCCTGCTCCAGCGCGCGCCCGCGATGCCGGAGGAGGGTGACCAGGCGACGGACGTGCTCCAGATCCCCGACCCCGTGACCGGCCTGCTGTTTGAGTTCGCCGTCTACCCCGGATACCGGCGCGTGCGGTATGAGGTGGCGATGGCCTGGGGCGTCAAGAACATCAAGCCCGCCCACACCGCGCTGCTCCTGGGGTAGGCCATGAGCGGCGAAGGATACATTGGGCCGAACGCCTCGCTGGTGCTGGCCACCGGGGCGGGCAATCTCCGGATCGCCTACGGCCAACACACCACGGCCACGGCCAGCGACACGGTCGTCACCGGGCTGAGCAAGGTGCTGACCGCGGTGGTCCAGTTCGACGGCGCGCCGGTGATCGGCGCCAACCACGTCCGTGCCGCCCTCGGCGATCAGGCCGGCACCCCGGCAAGCGGCTCCATCCTGATCGTGTCCACCAAGCCGACGGCGGTGGACAACGCCACGCCGACGGCGGCGTCTACGTTCTCCATCAAGACCAACTGGCTGGCCGTGGGGTACTAGCATGAGCATCATCAAGCTGTGGCGCGGTGATGAGTGCGCGATCGTCGAGGCCGGCAGCGAGGCCGACGCGACGATGCGCGGGCTCGGGTTCGGAGACGACGCGGAGTCCGAGCTGGCCGACTGGCCGCTCAAAGCGACAAGCCCCGCCGAGTACATCGAGCAGCACGGCGAGGACGAGGATCCCTCAGAGATCGTGGCGGCTCGCCTCGAGCTGGCCCGTAAGCTGGTCGACGCCGAGTAACCCTCCGTGGCGCTGATCCACGAGGACGGCACCGGGAAGGCCGACGCCGAGTCGCTGGGCTCGGTCGAGGACGCCGACGCCTACTGGGCTACCCACGGGTCGCCTGCGTCGTGGACAGACTCCACCGTCCCCGAGAAAGAGGCGGCGCTGCGGATCGGCACGGACGCGGTGACGCAGCCCCATGACTGGCGCGGCAAGATCCTGCGGGATGAACAGGCCCTCTCGCATCCCCGGGTCAACGGCGTTGACGACGAGGGACGACTGATCCCGAGCGACTCGGTCCCCACCCGCCTGCAAGCCGCTGTGTTCGTGGTAGCCAACCAACACCGCGTCTCGCCGCTCACCGCTGCTCAGGACGATGCGCTCCGCTCCCTCAGGGTTGGACCGATCGAGCTGGAATTCGCAGGCCATGGCGGTTCCCGCTCCGACTTCGACGCCATCGTGACCCAGGTGCGCAACCTGATTCGGCCCTACATCGTGCCGGAGAACAGGCTGGTCCGGGCGTGACCCTCGCCGACCGCATCGTTCCGAAGCAGGCTGCGAAGGTCATCGCCAAGCACGGGATGCTGGCGGAGTTGCACTCTGTGCGGGAGAACCTTACCGCCACCGGGATCAAGATCACGCCCACGGTAGAGGAGCGGGTCTATATCAAGTCCACCAAGACCGAAGAGCTGATGTCCGTGTCCTACCTGCCGGCGCTGGATGCCGCGTTCGTTGCGGCCGGTCTGCCGGAGCCGCGGCCCGGGGACATCCTGGCTGTGACGTCCGCGGGGCAGTCGATCGCAGGAAACAGCGGAGTGGTTCTCGGCGAGGGTACGGGGGCGATCAGGACCGGGGAGCTGGTGGCGGTGTACAAGCTGGCTTGGCGGGGGTAGGAGAGGGGCGTGAGAGAATTACCTGGTGATCGTCGTGCCGTGCCCGGGTGCGCACATGGGGGCGGGCGGGCGTCGTAGGTCTATCCCTCGGAGTCTCTGGTCAGGTATGAGGTCGCAATCAGCAGCAGGTGAGCCTCATCGGCGCGGCTGAGCTTCGCCCGCCACCGCTCAACGGTGATCGAGCCGTTCTCCTCATCACGAACCCCAACGATAAACACGCGGTCCCAAGTGGTCTCGCCGGAGACGATCTCGGCCAGGAGCTGCTCTAGACAGTCGCGGACGGTCCAGTCTTGAGAATCCCTGGAGCGCATCGCCTTGCCGGCGCCGAAGTTCACAGGCTTCACCGCTCGTCCTGCCTTCGCTGGAAGTACTCGTGCCCGAGCTTTTCTCGAACAATCTTCGCCCTCTCGCCCTCCGGCACGCCTTGGGCCGCGAGCGATGCGTGTTCCAGGCTTCTCGCCGCCAGCTCAGGGTTCGCCCTCTCGCTTCCCGGCTCGATCGGCGCGAAGTACGACCAAGCACTCCGACGGTCCGCGTCGGCACAGGCTCGCAGGCAGTCCTTGCAGCCGACGACGTACTCCCCGCGTTCGTCTACTCGGACCGTCAGGGCATAGCTCCCGCACGACGGGCAGCAGCCCTCCTGGTCCAACGGGGAGAACGGGGCACGCGGGAGATTGAGGTCAAGCTTCATCGCGCTTTCTCCTTCGCCGGCTCGGATTGCGTGGAGTCCACCACGAGGTCGACCGCGTAGGTCGCGCCGCAGTTGTGGCACGGAACCCCGCTCCAACTGGCGGTAGCCGCGCCGTGCACGGGCGCCGTGCCGACGAATACAACCTTGGCGCCGCAACCGGGGCACCGAAAGGACCCTGATACCGGAATGTCGCCGCCGCCAGGACCAGTCGGCACGGACCGTAACCCGCCGCCGTCTGGATCTGGGGATTCTCGGAAAAGTGGCTCTTTGACGTATCCCGCGACCTTCATCTGGCCCTCTCCTTCGCCCGCTCGATCGCCGCCACCGCGTCCTCCCGCCTGATCCGGTACTCCCGCAGCGGCCTGGTAGCCGGTACCTCGCCGACCTCGATCAGCGCGTAGACGGTCCGCTTGCCGACGCCGAGTGTGCGGGCGAGCTGGCCGGCGGTCACGAACTCAACGCCTTCGGGCAACGCGGTCATGCCGTGATTCTAGACGCGTTCGTCCCGTTCGGCGAGTTTACCGCATTTGTGCATCCCGGGGTTTTCCTCTCCTCCCTGCCGCGCTACAACCCCCGGCAGGGGATGAACATCAACGCTCAATCTTGCGGGTCAGGGTCGCGCGGGGTGGTCTCCATCCCTCGGCTGCCTTTCTCGCCCGCCGAGCTGGGGAGAGACCGCGCGCCCCGCCGGCCCCGCGAGGTGTTTATGCGGTGGATCGGGTTCAGCTCTACGTACCGTCGGCTTACCCAGTGGCGCCGAGTGCTGTGCAAGCGAGGCGCATCGGTGATGCGGGCCAGAGGGCGACGCACTTACGGCAAACCCGGATGGCCGGTCTTCCGGAAGTGCGCCAGTCGAGCCAAGGGAAAGCCGCAGACCGTCGCGGAATGACGCCAAGAGGATGAGCAAGATTAGATGGCGCAGACAACCGTCACGCTGAAGGTTTCAGAGTTCCCCGGGGTGATCGCCGGGCTACGGCGCGCCATCGCCGAACGCCTCCGCTCCGAAGCTGATGGAGAGCCCGAGTTTGTGGCCTCCAAGCTGCGGAAGATTGCCGCCGACTTCGAGGCCGGGCAGTGAGCAAGATTGCAGACGAGCTGATCGCCGAGGTCACGAAGCAGTATCTCGACTTCCGGGGCGGGCGGGTCGCTGCCACCTTCCTCGACGTCGCCAACTCTCTAGCCCCCGTCAAAGAGGGTGCACTCAAGGCCGGGATTCAGGCGTTCAGCGGCTCGCCGCCCGAGGCGTTCGACACGCCGGAAGAGGCGCCCGCTCGAGACACCCGCGCCGGTACGCCGGCCCCCGCAGCAGCGAAAGCCGCAGCGCTCAAGTTGTCGCACGAGGCCGGTCTCGAGAAGACCTACGGATTCGCCTCGGCCGCCAGCTACAGCTCCTATCAGGCCGAGGGGACGGCGACCATCACGGCCCGCCCCTACTGGCAGGCGGCGCTCGCAGCGGCCGGGACAGTGACGGCAGGACCCTCGGCGCCGTCAGGCGGCGGACGGCAGCGCGACTCGCGCGGGAGGTTCCTGTGAGCCTCTACCACGAGGCCGTGCTCGACCTCCGCGCCCTGGCTACGGCGGTGATCCCGCTGCCGGCCGATCGCATCGACTGGTCGGCCTTCGGCGCCGTCGGCATCGACAAGCCAGGGCCGTCGATCCTGAATCCAGCGGATGGCGTGTGGGCGCGCGTGGTGCTGGCGGGCGAGGCGCCGAGCGGCGAGGGCGGTTGGAGCTGGGCCGAGAAGATCGGGACGATCGTGATCGAGCTGCGCTCGGAGTCGCCGGCCGATCAGGACCTCAGCGGGCTGGCCGTCATGGCCGGCGAGATCGAGAGCGATTTGAAGCGCACCGAGGTGGGCACGATCGGATTCGAGTCGGCGTGGACCGTCAGCGTCGATACCCAGCAGTCCCGCCAGCAGCTCAACGTCCTCGCCATCTATCGCCGCATCGAGTACGACGCGGAGACCAACACCAGGGAGCCGCTGGCAGTGAACTACACCATCCCCGGCCACAGCTTCACGGCGATGCAACTGGTCCGACCAACCGGAGCCGGAACCTTCGCGTTGGCGCTGGCCGACGATCCCGCCAACTGCGCCCAAGCGCTGATTGTTTCGGTAGTCGGCGACCGCGTCTCCATGCGCCACCGCGGGCCGGTGCGGATCACCCACGGGCTCGGCGATGGGACTGGCCTAAACAACAACGTCTACGCGTCTCAGGCGGTGGCCGGCGCTCCGACCGTCACCACCCCCGGAGCCGGCGTAGCGCAGCGCGTTGGCGTGATCGTCTCGACCACCGAACTGCTCCTCACGTTCGATCAACCCGAAGTCCAGTAGGAGACCACCATGCCCGAGATCGTTCTGTTCAACAGCCACCCCGGGGCGCTCCGCCTCGAGTGTGACCTCCCCGAGCTGAGGCGCATCGACGCGCTGATCGTTCGGGGCGACAAGAAAGGACCGCACACCCGCTCCGAGGTGGCGGAGGCCGAGCACCTCGCCAAGCACCCCGCCTGGCTCAAGGACGCCGAGCGCGCCGCCAAGCCCGCGGTGACCGAGCAGGTGAAGCCCGCCAAGAAGGCGGAGAAAGAGGGTAACCGCTGATGCGCTCCGAGCACACCACCATCGGGGTCGCGACCGAGTCCGCCTACGGAACGTGGCCCACCGCCGACAAGCAGCTCCTGCTGGTCAAGGACGCCACCCCGACGTACGACCGCAACTATCAGGCGCCGGCGTTCTGGAGTGGAGACGCCAACTCCTACCCGTCGGAGTTCCTGGACGAGGGCGGAAATCTGTCCCTGCCATCCGACCTCGTCTACGAGAACTACCTCCCCCTCTACGAATCGCTTATGGGCGCGGCTCGCGGCGCTGCGAAGTCGGAGGTCGACGTCGACATCGACGCCACCTCCGGCGTGCTCGCCACAGCGGGAGCGGCAGACTTCTCTGGGTTCCAGGTCGGGGACATGCTGTTTCTCGACGGCGCCGGCATCGCGCCGAACGTCGCCGAGTGGTACGGCCCGGTGTTGACGAAGAGCGCTACCGCCCTGACGCTGGCGACCGGCACGACGCAGCTCGCAGACTTCGCGGCCGGCGGTCAGGTGCGCATCCGTTCGCGCCGTCTGATCCCGGGCAACACCGACATCTCGCTCGCCTGGGAGATGCAGCTCCTACGGCTCACCAACCGATTCATCATCGGCGAGGGCTACGGCGTCGGACAGATCGAGTGGAACATCCAGAAGGGCAACTTCCTGGGCGAGGTGGCTACCCTCATGGGGCAGGAGTTCAGCCCCGCCGCCGCGACCGCTGCAACCGGCACGATCGCCGCCAAGACCACCGATCCGATGCGCCCCGCTCAGGGTGGTGTCGGTCGGATCTATCTCGCGGACGGCACTGTCGCGATGGGCGCTCCGCTCGCATCGACCATCGTGGTGAGCGAGTACGCCCAGCGGTGGACACACAACCAGGAGGGCATCAAGGGCCTCCCCACCGACGGCCCGCAGGCGCTCGACCGCGGCAACTGGGATGGCAGTCAGTTCACGGCCCGGGTGCGCCTCGACGACACCGCCTGGGCGCTCCTGGTGAACCCCGTCAAGAACAACACCACCATGCAGGCGGGCATCTCGGTCAAGGACAAGCAGGGGAATCGGATGTTCTTCTTCCACCCCGCTTGCCGGCCGCAGGGTGACATCGAGTTCGGCACCCGCGGCACGACCGTCTTCCATCCCCTGACGTTCCCGATCCACGACCCGGTCAAGGACGGTACGTCGATCTACAACGCCGCCGGCTTCGGTTACCAACACGCCATGTTCTTCGTGCCGGTCGAGGCGCTGCCGTAATGAGCACAGAAACCAACGGCGCTCCAGCGACTGCCCAGGGAGCGACCATCACGGTCAACCTGCCGAAGGGTGCGGATGCGAGGGAAGCGGCGCGCCGGGCAGTGAAGGCCGGCGCCGCGCTGGTCCTCGAGAAGGACATCCCCGTTCCCGCTAACGTCGCCGAGCTGTTCCGCATGGAAGAGGAGGGATGGCCGTCGGTGCTGGCCTTCCCCTCCCCCGCTGGCCCGGTCGCGTTTCGCCTTCTGATCAGCAACAGCCTGGAAGTCCGAGAGGAGATGCAGAAGGCCGCCGAGCAGCACAGCCGCGACTACACCGCCTGGTACGAGTCGCTGAAAGAGAAGCAAAAGCAGATCAACGACGCGAAGGCCGAGTACGACGCCAGCGAGGACAAGGACGAATCGAACGCTCGGGTCAAGGCCCTGCTCGAGGAGTCGGTCGAGCTGCTGAAGGACGGCCAGCGCATCGCCGAGGCCGACTACGGCCGCGTCTTCGACACTGGCGTCATCACCGGATGGAAAGAGGAAGAGATCGGCCTGCCCTTCAACCGCGAGAGCTTCATCTCCCTCGCCACCCGCTCCGGCGGTGCCCTGGTGCAGGGCGTGCGCGCCCGCTTCAGACAGCTCGTGCAGCCCAGGTTGGAGGTCCTGGACAGCGAGGGGGAAGCCTCATCGCCCGAGCAGGATGGTACGGCCAGCTCGGGCGGCTGAAGGAAAGCGACCTGGAGACCGAGTATCAACTTTTCATCGAGGGCGAACCAGGCACTCTCTACGGTCGGGAGCCGAGTCCGCGGCCGATCCTCTCGTTTCTCGAGGATGAGTTCTGGGATGTTGACCGCGACGTCAACGGTGGACTCTCCCGCATGTGCATCGATCATGCCCTGGCTCAGCGTGCCGAGCGCTGGCCGGAGTTGGGTCACCCCGCGGCGATGAGGATCTGCCGCGGCATCCTCCGGCAGATGAACATCAAGTACAGGGAAGAGAAGCGGGCCGATGGCGCAGCTAATCGTTGAGGTCAACGACAAGGACTCGATCAAGCGGGTCGTAGCCGCGCTCAAGGGTCTTGGCGTCACCGGCGATCAGGTCAAGGCCAAGGTCGGCGGCGTTGGAAAGCCTCTGTCCGACCTTGAGCGGACCGGCGTCCCCGCCGTCGACGGTCTGATCGGAAAGTTCAAGGGCCTCGGTCCGGCAGCGATCGCGGCGGGGGTGGCGATCGGCGGCGTCGTCCTCGGCATCAAGCTATTCACCGCGGCCGTCTCCGCCGCCAAGCGCGTGCTCGATGAGGGAGTGCGGGCGTGGGCTCCCTACG